CACGACCGTGATCTGCTGGGGTGCGAAGGACATCAACGGCTCGCTCTAGTCCGACTCGGGCGAGGGCACACCACGTGCTCGTCCGCGTGGTGCGCTAGGGCGGCGGTGTCGAGCCACACCGTCATCGTCGGATGGCTGGCGGGGGCTGCCCGACACTTTCGGAAGGGCTCGATGTCAGATCGCGATCGGCTCCACAAGGCACCCAGCTTCGGTACTCCGGGGCTGGGTGTTCCTGCGACGAAGGAGTCATCGCGCTGGCACACCGGCGGGCCCGGTCACTTCCCGAGCTACAGCTCCATGAAGCTGCGCGCGCTCGGGCGCTCGGGCATGGGCGAGCTGCAAGCGCTCACCATCGCGGTGAACAAGCTCTTCCGCACGGAAGACGAGTTCGGCCGCCCGCCTCCGCACGTCATCACGGTCGAGGATGTGACGCGCGGCATCGTCATCGACCCGGTGGATCAGGAGAAGATTCAGCAGCTCGTTACGAACACCAGTGCGCACTTCGATCAGAAGTCGCAGACCCAGCGGCTCTTCCACGCGCGCGGCCGGCTGACCGAGGTGCTACGACATTCGTACAAGCACATCGAATCGGATACTCGCATGGAACTGGTGAGGCGTGCGGTAGCCTACTGGAAGCGCAATGGGCAGACGGACTACGGCAAGGACCCCACGGTTCGGTGGAGGAAGAGCATGAGGCTCGTGATCCCAAGGCAGCGCAGCGCGCTTCACAAGGCGCTGTTCATCGGACCTCGCGGTGGTAAGTGGGCCGATGCGAAGCACACCATCCCGTGGGGGGAGCAACACGGGAAGAAGCCACGCCGGAAGCCTTCCGGGGGAGCGAAGAAGCTGCCTCGGAAGTTGGCTTTGGAGTCGCGGAACATCGACCTCCATCTGGCATCGCTCAGCCGCAAGGGCACGTCCAGCTACACGGAGCGTGATGCGATCCAGATGAAGATGCGCTCTCTGTACAAGCGCAGAAAGGAGATCCGGCAGCAGTCCGGCGCGCGTGATCTGAGCGAGTTCGAAGCGATGGTCGCCAGAGGGGCGCTGAAGAAGAAGAAGCCGACGCACGGCGAGGAGGCTCGGCGTGCGCGCGCGAAGGCAGCGGAGGCACATCCTGATTTCCACGCAGCGATCGAGCAGGGCCGAGTGCAGGGCGACCTACTGCATCACGTCCACACCGCGAAGACCTTCCTCGCCGCTCACCGCGCAACGCTCCCCGCTCTCATGAACGTCATCAACGAAGCCGCGCCTCCGGGCGCGAGGGTACAGAGCCGCGTCAAGACGTTGGAGAGCACGCTCGGCAAGTTGGTGCGCAAGACGAAGTACGCCGACGCGACGAAGCTGCAAGACGCGACGGGTGTGCGAATCGTGTGCGGCACCATCGACGAGGTGAAGTCGACGGTCGCGAAGCTCAGAGCGAAGTACAGGATCATCGAGGAGGACGACTACATCGATTCGCCCGCCCCGGGCGACTACCGGTCGCACCATCTGATCATCGAGCACGGCGGCGTCGCGAAAGAGATCCAGATCCGCACGAAGAACCAGCACAAGATGGCGGACTGGACGCACGACATCTACAAGCCGCGCACACCCGAGCAGGCCGCGGCTGTCGAGCGATATAAGAAGGTGCTGGCCGCGTACTCGAAGCAGGCGGCGGATCACTTCTACAGCGCGGACAAGGGCGAGCATCCCCCCGACCCGGACCTGCCGCCCTGTACACCGGTCGTGAAGACAACCCTGGGGTGCCTCGATGCCTGACACGATGATGCTGCGCCTGAACGCGCAACGAGCGATGACGCCGAAGGCGGGTGAGGGTTTCAACGTCGTCGGCGTGGACTCCTTCGAGGAGGCGGGTGACGAGCTGTACCTCGTCGCTCACTTCGACACGCGCGTCGAGGCGGAGCGCAAGGTCGAGTCGTACCAGAAGTCGACGATGGATCGCATTCACATCTACGGGCAGTCGGGGCCCGGTCTGAAGAAGGCGCGCAAGGCGCGCGGTGGCGCGTACCACGTGCGCATCGTGCTCCCGAGCGGGAAGCTGAAGCACTTCTACGATCGGGGCGCATACGAGCGCTGGTGTGATCGTAACGACATCGAGCCGCACGTCACTGGCGAAGGCAAGCTGCGCGACGCGGCTGACCGTCGCGGGCACGCGCTGGTATCCGACGGCCCGCCGCAGGCTGCGACATACGGATGGGACAAGCTGGAGGATGACGTGCCCGGTCCGAAGCCGGGCGCGCGGCGCATGGAGCGGCTTCAGGGGAAGATGACGAACGGTGACTACGCCGCGCTCGGTGCCGCGTTCATGAGCGCGAAGAAGGAACCAGGCGCGCTACCGCCGCGGCGACCTTCGAGCCATAGCCGAACCCCGACACAAGCCCGCACGTCAGAGCGGGGCCGGCAGCGCACCGGAGAGCTTCGCGTGCGCCCCGGTGCCCCGCGCCGGAACGAGAACACCGGTAGCGTGTTCGACCGTCGGCACACCCCCTCGCCGGGACTCACCCGCCGACACGGCCGTACCGTGTCGAGGCACACTCGGATACCGCACTCGCCGCCGAGAAGGGCCACCGACGTTCATCGCGGGCGCATGAGCGCGCCGATGATGGATACTGACTTCGCGCAGCTCGGTGCTGCGTTCATGAGCGCGAAGCAGTCGCGTTCCATCCTGCCGACTCGTCGCATGGGCGGGTTGCCGCAGCGGCTTCGTGATCGTCGCGCGGCTCGTGCGCAGGCGCAGCACGAGCTTCCCAAGACGGGGCAGGCGAAGATGAGCGACTACAATCGCGTGCGTGCGGCGCAGGCGGGTGAGGGCCGGTCTCGGATGGGCCGTGTCGATCGCTCCCCTCGCCGCTCGCTCGGCCGCACCATTCAGCATGCGACGCCGCGCCATCGGGGGGATCGCCCGCCGCCGTCGATGTCGGGTGCCCCGGAGCGTGCGCATCGGCAGCTCCCGTCTGCGCCGCAGCCTCCGCGGAAGAGGAGTAGGACCAAGCCCTTGGCGACTTCGAGGCGGCTCCATGCGGCCATGGCGCGCTCTGATCTCGTGCGCCCCGATCTGAAGAAGCACACGGAGTCGCAGCTCGTCTACCGCACGCCGCAGTCGCGCAAGATCAGCCTGGAGTGGTAGGTGCCGTTCCGCTCCGAAAAGCAGCGCCGCTACATGCACGCGAATCTGCCGAAGATCGCGGAGCGATGGGAGCGCGCGCACGCGAAGATGAGCCGGCCGGCGAAGGTGCACGCGTTCTACAGAGACCGCGCGAAGATGAAAGCGAAGAAGAAGCCGAAGCTCGGTGTCGCCGAGGGCGAGTCAGGTCCGCGTCTGTTCGCGCGCCTCGGCCTGTTCGCGATCGGCGATCCCAACGAGGACCGACCGGTGTTGCTGGAGCCCGGCGGTCACGTGAGTGCCGCGCGCCCCGCGGGTACGCCGAGCGCGAAGATGAAGCGCCACATCGTCTTCGAGCCCAGCGCGAAGATGTCGATGAGGCAGCTCAATCACACGGTCAACGGCGACGACGAGGGCGAGAACGGGCACCACGATGGGCACCCCGGCTCGCACGCGCGCGTGACGGACGTCTGGGGTGCGGACGCACTGACGGCCAGCTTCGTCACGCCCGGTGAGCTGCTGCGCAAGTCGAACATGAGCAGGCTGCCGCAGGTTGCCGCGATCGGCGGCAGCGCGCCGCGTGAAGAGACGCCCGCGTTGCCCGACTTCCAAGAGATCTACTACCAGCCTGAGAGCGACGAGAAGCACAAGCTGGAGCGCGAGCAGGCGGAGACGCGTCGGCTCGCGGACGCGCGTCGCAACACCGCGAGGTACGGTATCCACGGTCCCGCGATCACACCGACGCTGACGCCGCAGATCCGATGGGAGCCCGAGGAAGATCCGACCGAGCACACCGGGCCGAAGCTCGGGCAGAAGAAACCGACGGTGCGTGCGGACATCGACCAGGAGCGCATCTACGCCGGCAGCGAGCATCAAGTCGGCACGCTGAAGCAGAAGACCGACGAGGGTCGTGTCCCGCGTTCGGGGGATCGCCGCGATGACGTCGCGTGGTGGGATACCGAAGACGACGAAGACGACGAAGACGACGAAGACGACGAAGACGACGAAGACGAGAGCGCAGAGAAGGCGCTCCGTGTCATTTCACCGCGAGAGCTGCTACGAAAGGGGCGCGCGTGACTAAGTGCGTGCCGAAGCGCAGTATCTAGCGCAGGAGATCATGATGGACGCCATCGAGCAGCTCAATCACCTCTTCAAAGCCTTCCCCCCGAAGAAGGGCAAGGATGAGGAGAAGGACGCGAAGAGCAAGGGTGGAGACTGCCCGACTTCCGACAAGGATGGCGACGGTACGCCGAACGCGCTCGACGCAGCGCCGGATGACGCGGGCGACGACTCGACGGTCGGCGACGAAGAGGGGTTCCCCGAAGAGGGCGACACCTTCGGTGAAGAGGGTGACGAAGAGGGGTTCCCGCCCGAAGAGGGGGACGGCGAGTTCCCGCCCGAAGAGGGTGGCGGCGAGTTCCCGCCCGAAGAGGGTGGCGGCGGGATGGATCCGGCGACGGTCGAGCTGGTCGAGCAGCTCGCGGCGGCGGAGAAGGATTTCTACGCGGCGAAGGGGATGCACGGTCCCGATCACCACAAGGCCGAGATGGCGATGGAGGTGTTCCACAAGCTCGTGCGCAAGCTCGCGAAGCAGGTGCATCCCAACGTCGGCAAAGAACAGCCGATGGACAACGGCGAAGAGGGCAACGGTGCGCCTCCCTTCGGTCAGGAAGAGCAGGACAACGGCGGTGGTGCCAACGGCGACGCATATGGCGGCGCACCCTTCGGCGCGCAGGGTGGCGAGAAGGCCGGATACTCGCAGGACGACGGCGAGCAGGTCGGCGACTACGAGGGTGGCGAGGACAAAGAGAAGAAGCCCCCGGTCGACAAGGATGAGGTCGTCAAGGAAGCGAAGAAGGCGGGCATGAGCGACGAAGCCATCGAGATGATGGTGAAGGCGTTGTCGGCGAAACAGGAGATGCTGGAGCCGACGGTCGGCGAGAAGATGAAGGGGAAGATGGAGCCCGACATCGCGAACTACTCGGGCGACCCGATGAGCGGCAAGTTCATCGATTGGGCGGGCACGGGTCTCGTCGGGCGCATGAACGAAGCGGACAAGGACGGCAGGCCGAGCGGCATCACCGGCGACAACCCCTACGAGGGCAGCAACGCAGGCGAGGCGCACCCGCACTACGCCTACAACGAGGGGCCGTTCAGCGGGCAGAAGTTCCCGACCAAGACGCCTGGTCCTCCGCACGGGAAGATGCACGCGAAGGTCGTGACGCCGAGCGACGTCGTGACGCCGAGCGACATGCAGGGCAAACAATACGCGGCGGGCGCCGGTCTCAGGATGCGCCCGAGCGCCGGCCCCGGTCCGAAGCAGCCGACGACGCAGCAGCGCGGCTTTCGTCCCGCCAACAAGCCGTCGCGCGCGGCGACGCTGCGGGGTCGCATGAGCGAAGAGCCGAGCGGCGGCGAGTACGCAGCGCTCGGCGCGGCGATGCGGAGGGATACTCCTCCGGGTCCTCCGTTCAGCGCGAAGCAGAGCGGCTCGCGCGCAGCGCACGGGCCTTCGCATGCGTCGGGCCGCGCTGGCGGTCCTACGGCGAGCGTGCCGAAGCCGACGACGGGTGGGCGCACGATCAGCGGGCGCGACTTCGAACGCACCGCGACGACGATGGTGCGGCGCGGTGCGGGAGTACGCCAGCTCCGCGACAAGTTTCACGGGCCTTCGCAGGCGTACCGTCGCCGGCCCCGCACGCAGTCAACGGCGTCGATGCATCCCGGTCTGCGTGGTCGCATGAGCGAGGGCATGGAGTTCGTCGAGCTGGGCGCGAAGATGCGCGGTGCCATGGAAGGCCCGCATGAGCGCCGTCCGAAGCCGCACGCCCGCCCGCCGCGCAGGACGCTCGGGTACGCGACGGCTGCGCGCGAGGCGGCGAGCGACGCTATCGATCGTGTCCGGGGGTACGGTGACGCGGGTCCGAAGCGGTCGACGACGGCGCAGAAGAAGAACCCCCCCGGATCGCCGGGTCGTCCTGGGGGATCGAGCGAGCTGGGCGACCCGTATGCGAGCATGCACGGTAAGCAGCACCACGGGCCTGCCGCGCCGACCCCCGTCAAGACTGGCGGCGGCGGGCCGAGGATCGGGATGGGCGGTGCGCCTACCAACAGGGGCACGAAGCAGCCCGCGATCGGAGTGCACGGTCGGAGCCGCATGCCTCCGGGGCGCAAGCGCGTCCACGGCGGCGGCACGGGTCCCAACCGGGGCCGTCCGCGCGTCGGACCGATCACGGTGCGGCGTATCCCGCACGCGAGCATGCGCGGGAAGATGGTCGTCGAGGCTCCGCACGGGCTCGACTACGCGCACCTCGGTGCGATGATGCGCGACCAGGATACCGGTCCGAAGCCGCAGTCCCCGAGCGGGGGCAAGCCTCCGATGTCGGGCGCGATGGACGACCCGGGTCCCAAGCGCGTCTCGCACCGTCAGACGTGGCCGCTGACGGGAAAGCCGGAGACGTCGTTGTCGGGGCAGATGACCGGCAAGCGGACTGGCGAGCGCCGGCCCGGCACGTTCGGGAGCGCTGGCTCCCAGAAGCCGAAGAAGCAGCACGGGGCGCGTCCTCGCCCCCCGTCTCCGCCTCCGCCCGAGCGCCCCGATGCTGGTCCGAAGAAGGTGGGTCGGGGACGCAGGCGCGGCCCCAACTGGGCTGAGCGGGCGGGCGTCGGCGTTACGCCCCGCCAGCGGCGCGCGGCACCGGCGAACGCGCGCGGTCGCGATCGGGCCATTCGGGCGCTGGACCCTGCCGACCGGTCGGCGACCTCGCTGGGCCGGGGGTTCGGTCCTTCTGCCGTGCGGGCCGTGGTGAGGGCGGGTGCGGCGGCCGGCGGGCCGCAGCGTCAGGGAAGGGCTCCCCACCATGCCGGACCGAAGACTGCGCGCGCGAAGATGAGCGCGAAGCAGACGGATACCCCTGGGTACGTGCGGCATTCGCCCGAGCAGTACCGGAGCGTGGCCGAGCACATGGTCCCGCGGTCGCCTCCCCCGAGGGCCGGGCGGAAGCGTGTGCACGGCGGCGGTGTCAGCGCGAAGATGAGCGAGGAGCCCCAGGGCCACGAGTACGCCGCGCTCGGTGCGTTCATGCGGCAGGGCCGTTAGTCATGGAGAAGAGCATGGACGCGATCGACGCACTCGAAAGTCTCAGCAAGGGCGGCCCGTATGTCGGCCCCAAGGGCGGTCTGTGGGCCGACGCGAAGCACACGGTTTCGTGGAGCGACCGCAAGTCGAAGAAGCGGAAGTCGAAGGGCAAGGGTATCCGCGAGATCAAGACCCGCACGAAGAGCCACGGCAAGGGGATCACCGAGGTCATCAAGCTCGGCTCGAAGCGCGACATCGAGGAGAAGACGCTCCCCGCGTGGACGGGCGAGAAGAAGGGTACCTCGCGCCGCTACAAGGGCCCCGAGGGCGGGCTCCCTACGCCGAGCAAGGGACATCCGGTCGAGGACGCACCCGTGGGGGACGAAGGTCCCCAGACGCTGCGTCGCTTCAAGGGGCCGGCGGGTGTCTCGCCCGACACCAAAGAGGCGTACCTGGAGCGCTTCATGGGGACCGGCAAGGGCATCGACTTCGGCGGAGGTCCGGGGGGCTCGGGAGAGCCGGGCGTCCTGCGGCGCGACAAGGGCCCGGGGCGCAAGCCCTTCCCCTGGCAGACGGGACCGAAGGCGTCGAAGCCGCACTTTCTGGAGCGTGGGGAAGTGCCGCCGCCGCACACGCGCGAGAGTGCTCAGGCGCAGTACGACCGAGCACAGGAGTCAGCCGGCCGTGCGTACAAACGCAAGTACCGGAAGAGCATCGATGCGGAGGGGCGTCCGCTGATCAAGGGCGGTCTCTACAGCTTCCGCGATCCCCACGACGGCAAGGCGAGGCTGCTGCCGGCCGCGTACCTGTTCGACTACCTGTGCGCGTTCGTCTGCGAGGCGTATGAGCACGAGGTCACGGAGCCCGCGCACAAGTTCACGAACGTGCGCGATCTGCCGACGACGATGGCCCGCGCGATCATGGGCGAGCTGGTCGTGAGGATGACGAAGGACACGAACCTTCGGCGCGCGTGCCAGAAGTTCAAGTGCACCGTCGACACGATCGCGACGCTGCTCGTGAAGAAGAACATCCTGAAGACGCACAGCGACGCGATGCCGACCGACAGCGACAGCGCCGCCGCGATGGGCGCAGGCATGCTCTCCGAGGCCGAGGTGATGGCGTACAGCAAGCCGTCGCCGTGGATGCAGAAGAGCGACTCGCACGTGCACATCGGTGTGGGCCGGCTCGTCGACCGCACGCCCGAGAACCTCGCACACACGCTGATCGACGACTCGCAGGATCCTCACGCGCTCGTGCGCAAGAGTATCCGTGACTCGGTGGTCGAGCACGGCTCGCAGCTCGCCCACCCGGAGGAGGTCGCGGTGACGCGCTCGGCTGACTGCCCGGTGCACGCGCGCGAGATACACAAGGCGATGAACCTGTGGAACCCGATGGGACCGTGCACGTGTGGCGCGGAGCCCAACCCATACGGCTGACGCATGGGGCTTTACGAGGACATCCGAGGAGCGACAGGCACTGGGCTGACGAGGCTCGGCGACTGGATGGCGGGAAGCGACGACGACGTTTCCAAATCGGACATGAACGAGGTGCTCGCGAAGTCGGGCATGGGTCTGCCCGATCCGACTGAAGAGAAGCCCCGCGCTCTATTTCATGATCCGTATTCGGTCATGGATTGGGGAGGCTGGCGACAGCGACCGTCGTCGCTGACGTATGAGACGCTGCGGCAGATGACGACGAGCAACACGGTCATCGCCGCGATCCTCAATCTGCGCATTCACCAAGTCGGTGCGTTCTGCCGACCGCAGCAAGGTAAGTACGACCGCGGATACCGAGTCATCCTCCGCGACCGGCGCGACCAGAAGAAGGCGATGACGCCGGGCGAGCAGAAGGAAGCGGACGCCATCGAGCGCATGCTGGAGTCGACGGGCATGATGCTCCCCGACGAGCGCCCGAGCGACCGCGACAACTTCCGCTCGTTCAGCAAAAAGTCTGTGCGCGATGTGCTCACGTATGACCAGTGGTGCTTCGAGAAGATCCGCGACCGCAAGGGACGCGTGTCGCGCTTCATCGCGCTGCCTTCCGAGACCATCCGGCCGGCGGTATCCGACATCGAGCACATGGACCCGGCCGAGATCCGCAACCGCGTGTCGCACGTGCAGGTCTACGAGAACACCGTCATCGCGGAGTTCGCATCCGATGATCTCGCGTGGTGCGTGATGAACCCGCGCAGCGACCTGCGCACGAACGGTTTCGGCTTCAGCTTCACCGAGCAGATCGTTCGGCTCGTCACGTCGTGGCTGTTCGGCTTCGAATACAACACGAAGTTCTTCACGCAGGGCTCAGCGATCAAAGGACTGCTCAACATCAAGGGCGCGATCCCCGATCGTCAAATGCGAGCTTTTCGTCGAATGTGGTACTCGCAACTTGCGAGCATACAGAACGCCTGGAAAACGCCGATCCTGAACTCCGACGACATCCAGTGGGTATCCATGCACTCGGCAAACCGAGAGATGGAGTACGCCGCCTGGATGGATTGGTTGTGCTTGGGAGGCGATTCGGTCATCACTACCGAGAACGGCAACTTGCCCCTGCGCGAGCTGGTCGGCCAAGAGTTCCGAATCTGGGATGGCGACGGATACCACGCAGCGCGCGCGGTCGAGACGGGCGTGCGCGAGATCGCGATGACGAAGCTGTCCAACGGCTCCGAGCTTCGGTCTTCCCCGGAGCATCTGTTCCGCGTCCGGGTCGAGGGCGTTGTGGATTGGGTAGCGCAGAAGGATCTCGTACAGGGCGACGAGGTGCTGCTCGACCCGAAGACGGCGACGCCCGACGAGACCGAGTACCCCACGGCTGTCGTGGTCGAGGCGTGGCAAACGGGGCAGAGCGAGTCGATGTTCGACGTCGAGGTGTTCAACGATCGGCATCTGTTCTTCGCGAACGGAATCGCGGTCCATAACACGAAGCTCATCTGCGCCGTGTTCGGCATCGACCCCGTGGAGATCAACTTCATCTTCGGCGGCGGAGGATCGGCCGGCGGCGGAAGCGCGATGTTCGATCGCCGACCGAATGCGGCCGAGGTCACCGAGAGCAAGGACAAGGGCCTGCGTCCGCTGCTCACGCACATGGAGGACCACCTCAACCAGCACATCGTCTGGGATATGAATCCCGACTTCGAGTTCTCGTGGACGGGCTTCGACGCGGCGGCTGAAGCGGTCGAGCGCGAGGCGCGCATGACCGAGGTCACGAGGGTGAAGACGGTCAACCAGATCCGCGCGGAGATGGATGAGCCCCCTCTCCCGGGCAAGCTCGGCGACCTGATTCTCGACCCGACCTTCTTCCAGTGGATGATGGCTCAGGAGGCCGCACAGCAGGAAGGCGGCGAGATGGGCGGCGAGATGGGCGAGGGCGGGCCCCCTGGAGCGCCTGGAGCGCCCCCGGGTGGCGCGGAGCCTCCCATGGGCCCGACGCCTGTGGCGGCCGCTGAGGGCGGCGCTGAGGACGACGAAGAGGACTTCCTTCAGGGCATGCACCCCGGTGTCGACGACGACGACGACCACGACGACCTGCTCGCAGCGAGCTACACGGTCATCGAGCAGACCGAGGACGTGCTACGGAAGAGCTGGTACGACGGCGATCTGGACGGAGGATAACGATGGGCGTGCGCACCAATGTCGAGCTGACGGTTCAGATCGGGCAGGACAACCAGCTTCTCGACTTCATCTTCGATCGGGATCTCTCGGCGCTGCTCGACACGCTCGACCGCGGGACCGCGATGGTCATCTCGATGGTATCCGGCGAGACGAACTACGCCGTGCCGTTCGGCGACGTAGCCGAGGCGCGGCTGGTCTACATCGAGGCCGACGGCGAGATCGCTGTGACCTTCGGTGGCGGGCTCGCCACGGCGGCGTTCCTCACGGGCGTAGGGGGCACGTACCCGACGACGTTCGTGGGAGGCGAGACGCTCTCGCTCGACATCGACGGCACGCCCATCGCGGTGGTGTTCACCATCGCCGCGCAGCTCCTCGCGGACGTCATCAACGAGATCAACGCGGCCGCCGCGCTGCTCGGGCTCGCGCCCATCGCGAGCGACGTCGCTGGGCAGCTTCGGCTCACCAGCCTGACCACCGGCGACCCCGGTTCGACGGTCGAGGTCGTGGCGGGTGGGACCGCGCTCGCGACGCTCGGACTCACGGCGGCGACTGCGGTCGGAGTGAACGCGACGGCGGCGACCTCGCCGGTATCCGTCCGGCGCCCCGCCGATCCTGCGGGTGCGAGTGCGGCCGCGGGGGTCGACGCGTTCCTGCTCGGAACGATTCAGACGACCTCCATCACCATCGACAATACCGCAGGTCAGGACGTGCGCGTGCGCATCGCACTCGCTGGGGATCTGGTCGCCGACCCGGCGGCGTGCTGAGCGCTCTGTGGAAGAGACGCCGCAGGGGGTACAGCACGAGGTACCAGCGGACGACCGGCTTCGGAAAGCGACCGGTGAAGATCGGACGTTCGACACGCACCCCGCGATGTCGGAGCTGCACACCGCTGTCGGCATCGCGTACAAAGCGCAGTTCAAGCGCATGCTGGAAGTCATCGAGGAGTACGTGGATCGCGTCGTACTGCTGCGCCCCGGTCCGCATCTGTTCACGCCGACCGACTTCGAAAAGATCCGCAGCATCATTCGCGACTTCCATCTCGCGTTCGTCATCGGCGTGGTGCATCCCGAAGCCGCAGCTCCTCGCATCGTTCAGGGGCTCATCGACAAGGGGATACTGCCGAGCGATCTCGCCTTCACGTTTCAGCCGCCCTCGCCGCGCGTGCTGCCGCCGCAACGGCTGAGCCTCATCGACACCAGCTTCGAGTACGGGCGCTCGCTGCTTCCGTTGCGCGAGCACCGACGCGCACCGTCTGACGAGTCGCTCGTGCAGTTCGAAGCGCGACGCCCGGTGCCTCTGTCGATCGAAGAGCGGGCGGCGCGCGATTGGGCGCGCATGAGCGCGGCGACGCACATCACCGGTCTCGGTGATCGGTTCTCTGGGGACTTCACAACGCGTGCGGTCGAAGAGGACCGTGCGCAGCGGAAGCGCTACGAGAAGGTCGTGCGCGAAGCCGTCTCGACCAGTGCCAAAAAGCGAACGAGCTGGCGTTCCATCGCGAGTGAGATCGGGCAGAAGACCGGCGACTGGTCGCGCAACCTCGGCCGCATCGCGGCGACGGAATCGCAGGGCGCGATGCAGGCGGGTATCGTCGAAGGGCTGAAGAAGCGCGAGCAGAAGAAGCCCGAGGAGATCTATGTCGCGAAGCAACCGGCCCCTGACGCGTGCGACGACTGCGTGCGGCTGCATCTCGTTGGCGCGACGCGAGGCGCACCGCCGCGGATCTTCAAGCTCAGCGATTTGGAAGCGAACGGGACGAACATCGGGAAGACGCGCCCAGCCTGGCAAGCCGTCGTCGGCGCGACCCACCCGTGGTGCGGGTGCGACCTAGTGCACGTGCCCGAAGGCTGGATGTTCGATGCGGACGGCAGCCTCGTGCCCGAGTTCATGACCCGCTCCGGGTACCTGGAATCCGATCTGCGCAAAGCGATGGACATGACCTACGGCGACGCGGTGCCGCTGCACGGTATCTCGGTGCGCGTCGGTGACCCGACGGTGCGCGAAGAGATCGAGCGCATCATCGCGATCACACCGCGCGAGGTCTTCGACAAGCGCGTCGGCGTGACGTTGGTGACGACTGACATCCCGCGCGTGCAGAACCCGCTCGAAGAGCATGACTTTGCGTATTGGACTGCGAACGAGATCCGGCTCATGAACAATCTGCCCGCGGGGAAGATCGAGCGCGTGCTGCCGCACGAGATCGGGCACTCTCTGAACGTGTACCTCATGAACCAGCTCGGCGGAGTGAAGCCCGTGCGTGCGTGGCATGACAAGCTGTGGAAGATCAGCCAAGAGGAGGGCTTCGTCAGCGACTACGCGAAGAAGCTGCCGATCGAGAACGCTGCCGAGGTCACGATGCTCTACCTCTACAACCGTGCGCGGCTCATGGTCGTGTTCCCGCGACAGTTCGCGTTCGTCCACAAGGCGTACCGCGCCATCTTCAGGAAGAAGGCGGCGTGATGGCTATCGCTACCATCGCAGAGCTGCACGCCTTCGCGACCGGCGGGCCTTTCATCGGGCCACGCGGTGGAAAGTGGGCAGACGCAAAGCGCACCATCCCGTGGAAGGACGCGCCTGCGGATCGAGCAAAGGCTCGCGCGAAGGAGAAGCGCGCTGCACGGCGCGAGAAGCGCGAGCCCGGCGAGTGGGCGACCTCCCCCGAGGCGAAGGTTGCCACGCTGGACGCGGGCTCAGGCGAGCGGCTGTACCGGCTGTCAGCAGACGGGTACGACGTGCACTGGCACCACGAGAAGCACGGCTGGCGCGAGGTGGTGAACTACGACCAGAAGCAGAAGGTGAAGGAGCACTTCGACCCGTCGCTGAAACGGACCGAGCCGCGTCCCGATCCATACGCACCCGAGCCCGAGGACGAAGACACCGGGCACCGCATGGGTCACCAGCCGTCGAAGTACGCGCCCGCGCACGCGTTGGAGAGTGTGCAGCCGGGCATCCTGAATGAGCCTCACCACTACACTGCGTTTCGCGAACAGCTCCGCGAGTTCTGGCCGAAGTTGAAGGCAGCGCAGGGCAACCCCGACGCGAAGATCACGATCTACCGCGCGCTGCCGAAGGGGAAGGAAGCGTTCGCTACCGGCGATTGGGTATCTCTCTCCCGCATGTACGCGCAGGATCATGCCGAGGGCGAAAAGGGCTGGCGCGTAGCGGCGGTCGACGTTCCGCTCCGCGACTTGCATTGGGCGGGCGATGACCTTGCCGAGTGGGGCTACTTCGGCAGTGACCTGAAGAAGGCCGGGCCTTTCATCGGACCTCGCGGTGGAAAGTGGGCAGACGCAAAGCGCACCATCCCGTGGAAGAAGAAGAAGCCGAAGAAGCGCGCGAAGCCGAAGAAGCGCGCGAAGCCGAAGCCGGAGCCGAAGACGGAGCCCGACGCAGGCGAGGCATGCGGTAGCTGCTACGAAGATGCCGCGAGCGCGATCAGCGCCCCGTTCGATGAGACGTTCGCGGACTGGAAGCTCGTGCACGGGCGTCCGCGCCTGACGCGCCCCCCGTTCGTGCGCTTCGGTCACGCGTGGCTGGAGAAGGGAGATACCGTCTACGACGCGGCCAGCGGTCGAACGCTGTCGAAGGCGCTCTACTACCACTCGGGTCAGATCACCGATGAGGAGCGCTACACGTACACGCGCACCGAAGCGCGCTTCATGATCGTCAAGCACCAGCATTGGGGACCGTGGGATGGCGTCGAGGCGAAGGGTCTCGGCTTCTCGTCTGAGCACGACGACCTGGAGAAGGGCCGTAAGCTCCACTACCGCACGAAGTTCCAAGGGCTGCCGATCAGCGTCGAGAACCGTGCGGGCTCGCGGAGATACTGGACCGAGAGCAAGAGCGGTGAGTCGGGCAGCACGAAGATGATCGTCCCATACGGCTACATCCGTGGGTTCATCGGCAAAGACGGCGATGAGATCGATGTGTTCGTCGGGCCCGACAAAAAGAGCGAGCGCGTGTTCATCGTGAACCAGCGCGCGTCGGTCGACCTGCGCAAGTTCGACGAGCACAAGGTGATGCTCGGCTTCGGTTCGGTATCCGCTGCGAAGAGCGCGTACCTGAAGCACTACGACAAGCGCGGCCCGAGCTTCCTGGGTTCGATCCGTCAGTGGACGATGAGCCGGTTCAAGCGATGGCTCGAAGGCGGCAACCTGAGCGAGCCCGCGGCGAAGAGCGCATGGGAAGACGAGCTTCACAAGGCCGGTCCGTTCGTGGGTCCGCGTGGTGGGCTGTGGGCTGACGCGAAGCATACGATCTCATGGCGCGAGAGCATCGGGCGCGAGGGTCCGCGCACAGGTGCGATCAGTGTTCCCGATGCGGCCGTGCATGCCGCTGTCGATGACTTGCTGTCGAAGCCGGGGCTGTCGTTCGGGGTCGTGCCCCGCAGTGGGGACAGAGACGTTACATCGCGGTGGAAGACGCGAGTGCAGTTCAAGGACGCGCGCGGAAAGGCACGCGAGATACTGGTGCGGGTGCAGCACGACCCGAGGCTGACCCATGAACACCGTCGCGGGGGTTCTGGGATCAGTGGGCAGTACCAGAGCCAGTTCCAGACGTACATCGATCCGAAGACGAAGAAGCAAGAGGGTGTGATCACAGACCACATCGAGCTGAATCTGCGTGCGGGAGATTGGGGTAAGGAAAAGCTCGCGAGCGCGATGCGCGACGTGCTGTCGCACGAGCTGACGCACGCTGCTGACCCGTGGCTCGCGGAAGCGACGAAGCGGCACTCGCAGTCGCCTGAAAAGGGCAGCCCCGTTCTCAGCGGAAGAACTACCGGCTTCCGGTCGGCCTACGTCGCCTATTTGAATCAGCCGGTAGAGGTCACAGCAACCATTCAGCAGATCAAGCGCGAGATCACCGACGTGAGGGTCGCAGCCGAGATCAAGGATGACCCTGAGTGGATGCGCCCCGAGTTCCTGCTCGGATACTCAGACCGATGGAAGAAGGTCGGCGAGCACTACACCGAGAAGAACAAGCGGCGGGTGCTGCGCGCGATCTTCGACATGCGTGAGTCGCTGCTCGCGGGAACGACGAAGCCGATCGCGAAGGCCGGTGTGCTCTACGTTCCGCTCGCGAAAGCGGGCCCCTTCGTAGGTCCGCGTGGAGGGTTGTGGGCTGACGCGAAGCACACCATCGCGTGGCGCGCGAACTACATGAACCGCGAGCGCAACGAAGCGCGCATCGAAGCGCTCGGTCGCCAGCTCGGCCGCGCCATCAAAGAGGGCAAGGAATCGGATCGTCGGTACGCGGCGAAGGCGCTCGAAGCGGACCACGGCGTGCCGGTCCATCATGAAGCGAAGGGTGAGCCGCCGAAGCCGCCGCCGAAGCTGAAGAAGAGGCTCTTCCACAGCGCACCCGCGCACGTGATGGAGAGCATCCAAGAGAACGGGCTCGTACCGCGGCAGGGCTCGGGTCTGTTCGAGCACGGGGGCTATGGCGCGCACTCGCAGGGCAAGGTGTTCCTGAGCGACAACTTCAGCGCGGCGAAGCAGTGGCACGGCAAGGTCGAGGACATGCTGCAAACGCGCGACGAGTCGGATACCTGGAAGCACGACGCCGTGATGCTGCGCGTGAAGCATCGCCGCACTGCGCGCGATCCTGTTGGCGACGACGATGTGAGCGGATCGCGGCAGACGAAGAAGACCGTCCCGCCTGAGCACATCGAGTACCACGACAAAGAGCACGGCTGGCGACCCGTACATGAGTGGTCCGGGGGGAAGCACAGCGAGCTGGATTACGGCGAGGAAGCCGCGGCACACAAAAGCCACGGCGTGCTCGGCACGCTCAGCATCGGTGACCTGAAGCTGATCAAGTCGCAGCTCGCGAAGGGCTGCTCGGTCTGCGGCTTCTTCCACGGCTCGGGTAGCGACGGACCGACTCCCGATTGTGCGGATCTCGCGAAGGGCGGCCCGTACATCGGACCCCGAGGCGGGAAGTGGGCTGACATCAAGCACACGATCCACTGGACGGAGAAGAAGCCGAAGAAGCCGCGCAAGAAAGCGAAGCCGAAGAAGAAGAAGCGGCAGTATCCGTGGGGCGAGTCGGAGTGGACCGAAGAGCAGTTCACGGTCGGCGACTTCGACAAGAGCCCGGAGAACTGGCAGTGGTTCCATGAGCACGGGCGCGTTGCGATCGGAGGCCCCGACGGCGGCGTGCAGTTCGACTCGATGCACCCGGTGAAGTACGGGGGCAAGAAAGGCGCGCTCTACCAGATCGTCGGCAAGGGCGAAGCAGGCTGGTACCGGCTCCGCGATGTGAGCACGAACGAAGAGCGCACCGTCGCCGAGGATCGCGTGTTCCCCGTCTTCCATCAAAAGGGCGGTCGCTCGGGTATGCCCTTGCTGCCCCCGAAGACGAAGAGGGGGAAGAAGAAGCGCGCAGGGAAGCCCGCCAAGAAGCCCGCGGCGGGCACGGGTGGAATATGGCAGAAGCCGCCCGTCATCGAGACCGGCGAGGAGACTCCGCCCGCACCGGGGGAGACGACCGAGCGGATACCGAGCTTCGCCGACAGCCTCGCTGAGGAAGGTACCGCGCTCCATAAGATGGAGAACGGTGCCTTCATGCGGCACACGCGCATCGAGTACGAGGTCGACGAAGGCGACGTGCGCCAGCGCAACAAGGTCTCACGCAACGCGGTCGACAACCACACGAAGACGCAGCTCCTCGCCGAGTTCGAAGGCATGATCGTGAACACCGCGGTGGACGCGCGGAAGCGGTTCCGCCTCGACGCTCAGGAGCTGGAAGATCTGCGAGCTTCGGCGATGGAGGGATTGCTGGTCGCCGTCGAGCGGTATCCGGGTGGGCGCCCGTTCGCTGGGTACGCGCAGATCTACGCGCGGGAGTACGCGCGCATCTACGGCGCGAAGGTGATGAGCGATGTCGGCTCGCTGCCGCGTCGTGTGCGCAAAGCGATCCCGAAGTACCTCGCGGCGAAGGCCGAGGCGGCGGCCGCGCTCGGCACCATGAACCCGACGCCCGCACAGGTCGTGCCCTTCTGGCGCATGCAGAAGCGCGACATGCACAAGCTCGACGCGAAGGATCCGCAGCGCAACGAACCGCTGCCGTTGCGCACGTACAAGCTCGCGCAGAAGGAGCGCACCGTCACCCCCGAGGGCAAGCGTAAGAAGGAGACGATCGCGAAGGACGTGCGCGAGCACCCGGGCAAGCGCGAGTGGGCCGAAAGAATCCACAAGTTCCTCACAGGGCAGGCGACCGCGCAAGGGTCCGAGTTCTTTGAGGGAGGTCGCGATGTGCTCCCGGGTGTCCACATCGGCGCGGGGATGTCGGAGCGCGAGAAGATCGAGATCCGTGCGTCGGTTCAGAAGGCGCTGGAGGGGCTCGACAAGCACGAGATCCGGGTGAAGACCGGACGGCAGACCAGCCTCTACCGCGGGGACACCGCGACCATGGTCATGCAGGAGCTGGGACTCACGGCGAGCGGCGAGAGTGTTCCTCGCAAAGAGATCGCGGCGAACGTCGTGATCGAGCGGCGCACGCTGAAGGGTGACTGGAAGCAGCTCAGCCTCCGCCAGAAGGAAACCCTGGTCGGCGAGTTCTTGCAGCGCGGGTTCGCTGTGATGAAGAAGCGCATGGGCGGCGAGCTGGGGGAGAGCCTGGTCGGACGCGCCGCCGACATCGTGTCGCCTCCTCCGCCCGCGGAGCGCGGGCCGACATGGGCGCAGCGCGTGAAGGCGCATTCGAAGTCGGTATCCGTCGACAAGGTGCGCGCGTACCGCAAGCGTGAGCGTGATCGTCTTCGTCGAGTGCGCGACGGCATCCGTGCGCGAGCTGAGAAGATGCCGCACGGGCCCGACCGTGATCACCAGCTCGACCTCGCCGAGAGCACGAAGAATGTGCTGCGCCGCATCGACCGGATGAGCAACCGGCAGATCAAGATCGCCATCGCGCAGCACGAGATGACGACCGGGCCGAAGTCGGCCGCGATGCGTCGGTTGATGACGCAGGCGGCGGCGGTGGAGCCCTACACGTCCGGCGAGAAGGGCCTGTCCACGGTGGTGCTGACGGACCCCGCAACGGGGCGCAGTCGGAAGGTGCGTGTCTCCTCGATTCGCGACATCGCACCGGGTGGTCGCTTGACGAAGGCTGTCGAGACGACGGATACCGTGACGGCGGGGCTACTCTGGGACATGATGCACCGCCCGCGGTTGACGCAACTGCTCATGGCCGAGGACTCTGTACCGAGTCTCGACCGTGCTCGGGTCGAAGCAATGATCGGACTGCACTGAGGGTGAGATGTCAGAGATTTGGCAAATCGGACGCGTAGGGCCCAAGGGCAAGCTGTCGCATGCCTTCAATATCCGCCGCACGGATGACGGCGGGATCAAGCTCTCCAAGGCGCAGGGCCTGACCGAGGCCGAGCGTCATGATCTCTTCGCGCACTTCGGCAGGGTGCATCAAGCGCGCACCGGCGGGTACCGCGACGGTGAGCATTGGGAGGGCTGGAAGAAAGTGGAACCCGGAACCGAGCAGCACTTCCTGAAAGCCGTCTGGAGTCTCCCCGGACTCTTCAAGGTGATGGGCTAATGCAGTACGTCATCCCCGCGCGACGCGCCGGTGTCGATGCGCTCGTGAAAGCCGTCTTCTCGCGAGGCCCGCGGCCCGGCGTGAAGTACATCAAAAAGGTGCCCTACTTCTCAGGTGGGAAGATGAAGTGGCGCTACTACTACCGCGACGAGCACTCGCGGAAGCATGGTCGCGGGCACCATGATCCGTACAACGATCACGACCATCACCTCATCGGCGAACTGAAGGATCACCACAAGAACCTCGTCGGCAAGGTGCGCTCGGCCATCGAGACCGGCATGCAGTTCATCAAGGGACTCTTCGGTTTCAAAAAGCAGCCCGACACAGCGGCCGGTGCGGTGTTCACGCAGAAGTTCATCGAGCCCCCCATCGCGGCGGAGAAGGAAGGGAAGTCTCCCGACGCGAATGCCGCGACCGTGAAGATGGCGCAGGCGATCGAGATGTTGCCCGATCATCTGAAGGCGATGGTCGACCCCGCCCAGATACCGAAGGTCAAGGGTGGGAAGTACAAGGGGCTGAAGAGCTTCTCGCTCCTCGACAACATGGAGGATCCGTACCTCCTCCGTCTCGGGCTCCTGGGGATGCTCACGGTCGGCGGTCACGCCAGTCGCACGGAGGGGCATCTCATCGTCAACGGCCTGAGCTTCGAGGGAGGTAAGAAAGGCGTCACCAGCAAGCCCGATTTCAACTCGCCCGAGACGGTCACCGAGGAGGTGTTCTGGCACGAGTTCGGTCACCACATCCACTACGCCATCGAGGAGAGCATCACGCGCGGTGAGCTGACGTGGAAGAAGGCATGGGAGGAGTGGGCCGACGGGCTGGACGGGAAGAAGATCAGCGGGTACGCGGGCTCACACACGTATGAGGATTTCGCGGAGTCGTTCGCGTGCATGATCTCGCATCCGAAGCAGCTCGCGATGGTCTGCAAGGAACGGTACGAGTGGATGCAGCAGCATCTGTTCGAGCATCTTCCCGAGCAGGAGAAGATGGTTCAGGTCGACGACGAAGAGCTGGCGTGGTGGAACGCCAAGCCGCACACGAAGGTGACTGCGGCGCTCTTCCAGGCGCGGAAGAAGGAGGGAGCCGCGGCTCCCTTCCACCCGATGCACTCGGAGAAGGATCAGTTCTACACGGTATCCATCGAGGGGCGCACCGTGTACCTCCGCATGGGCCCGCCGTCGAAGGTCGACGAGGCCGGCTGGCATCGGATGCCCGAGACGACGTACACCGAGACCATCGAGGGTGCGGACGGCAAGCCCGTGACGATCACGCTGCCGCGCAACGAGAATCTCGTCGGTGCGCGCTTCAAGGCTCAGAGCGCGGCGAAGGAGATCTACGACGAGCGCGGTGTCGCGCTGACGAATCACCAGGCGTTCCTGCACCTATTCCAAGACGACAAAGACCTCATCGATTGGATGCCCGATGACATCGCGGAGTACGGCAAGTCTCCGCGGTGGAAGAAGAACAAGGAAGGGAAGGACACGAAGACCCAGGAGAAGGATCCCGAAACGGGAGAGCCGCTCTGGGACTACCGCCCCACCGAGGTGCACAACCTCAGCCGCCGCATGTTCGAAGCGCTCGGTTTCAAAAAGGCGCACACGAAAGAGAACGAGCGCAAGCGGCTGCTGAAGGTCGTCGTCGCGCAGAAGGAATGGGACCGCGTAAAGGCGAAGCACGAGGCAGGGAAGAAGCTCACGAAGAAAGAGAAGAGCCTGCTCTTCGAGTACGAGAAGGTCACGTCCGAGAAGACCGGCAAGGAAACAGTCACGACGCACGTCGTCGCTGAGAAGCCGCGTCCTGACTTCGACGAGTACCAGGGCAAAAAGCTCGGCCGTATCCAGTGGGCTCCGCATGAGATGACGCGCCACGAGTTCATGCAGAAGAGCGGCACCTTCGCGTTCGGCGAAATGAAGGCGTCGAAGAAGACCGCGCCCTACCTCGCACGCGACGAAGACGGCAACGTGGTCATGAAGGCCGACGGCACGCCGCTCACTACCGCGACGGTCTACGAACAGGAGAACCCGGACGGGAGCTGGACGAAGGTCACCGTCAACACTTCGGCTCCGTTCAACCGAGGGGATACCATCTACGTGCCCGACAAGTCGGGCAACTGGAAGCGCCACACGCTCGACAGCGGTTCGATCGATCCCTTCATCATCGCGCGTGAGCACGGCACGACCATGAAGGCGCTGCTCTCGCACAACGGCAAGTTCGCGCGCGGGCAGATCACCGATCCGATCCTCGCCGCGCTCATCAACCCAGGCGACATCCCGATCGCCGACTCGACGAAGCTCCAAGAGTTGATGCGCGAAGCCGCGTCGGTGCACAACGTCGACCCGGAGACGCAGGAGCCGTACACCGGGCGGCGTGTGTGGGTAACGCTTGCCGGTGAGCCCGGTGGGGGGTCGGCGAAGAGCATGCGCGCGAACGCGCACATCCAGGTGGAGTTCGACGGCTCGGGCCCCCCGCGGGTGGTGGGGCCGTATTGGGAGCGCAAGCTCGGCAAAGCGCCCGTGCGTGTGGATGAGCTGCTCAACAAGTTCGACGAGATCACCACGCCTCTGATCAAAGAGCAGAAGGCAAAGATCGTCCAGGCGAAGCCGGGCGGGCTGGTGTGGTTCGTAGACCCGAAGAGCGAGAAGCGTGTGCTCGGCACGTATGTCAAGAAAAGGAAGGACCCGAAGACGAAGAAGGAGCTGTTCATGGTGCAGCCGCTTCCGGGTCAGGCGGCGGGTTCCGCGAAGCACATAGTGGGCGTGCAAAAGGTCGAACCGGTAACCGATGATCTCGTGCCCGGAAATCCGACGCTGCGGAAGCGGAAGGTGCAGCCGCTGGAGAAGGATCTGCTGCTCTACATGGATGAGGTGCCCCGCGGTTCGGCTACGAACGAGACGCGAGGGAACATCCGAATCCTTCTGCCGACCGACGGCTCCATCACGATGGAACAGGTGAAGAAGTATCCGGGCGTGCGGATCCTTGAGCCGACTCCCGGCGACAGAGCTTTGCGCGTCACGATCAGCCCGAAGGATCTTCCTGAGTTCCGCGCACGCGTCGGCGGATTCATGATGGGCAGTCGCGTGCTCGCGAAGCTCGCGGAAGAGGATACCCGCTCGCGCATCCTCGCGGAGGAGAGCGGCAAGCAACAGATCGTCGAACCCGAAGACCTGGAGAACGACGAAGGCAACATCAACCCCGAGGGCCCGCTGCGCGGACTCGTCGAGGGCGACGACGGTATCCAGCCAGGCGAGCACCGCATTCGCGCGCTCCAGAAGCTCGCGAAGAACAACGGCCGCCTCTACGCCGCGCACTTCATGGGCACCGGCAAGACCGCGCTCGCGATCATGGCGAGCCAGATGATGCGCAACCTCGCGGATCCCAGCGACCCCTCGAAGCCGCATCCGAAGCAGCTCAAAAAGAAGGTGATGCACGTTGTCCCGCTGAACACGGCCGACGGCTGGTTCCAAGAGTATGTGCGCTTCCTCGGTGCACCGACCGTGGTCGGCGCGGAGTCACTGAGCGGTGCGCAGCAGCTTCCGAAGCTCCCGAAGCGCAATGCTCGGGAGAAGGATGAGAGCTACCGACAGCGCGTGATGACGTTCTGGAAGAACGCGATCAAGAGCAACCCGAAGCTCTGGAACCCGTGGACCGATGCCGGCGACAACGTGGTCGCACCGATGGAGTATTTCCGCGACAACGAAGAGGCGCTGCGCCTCACGGGAATGTTCGACGGCATGGTCGTCGATGAGGCGCACAAGGTCGCGCGCGAAAACCAGCTCTCGAAAGCCATCGAGCGCTGGAACCCGCAGATGAACCTGTTCCTGCTGCTCAGCGGGACGCCCATCACGAACAACCTGAAGGTGCTGCCTCGCATCGTGGATCTCGTCACGGCCGGTGAGGTGAAGCTCGGGACCGAGGAGGAGTTCACCGAGCGGTATCTCATCGAGAGCGCGACGATGCGCGCGTACAACCGGCGCTCCGCCGTGAAAACCGATCTCAACCCGCAACGTGTCGGTGAGCTGGCGGGTATCCTTCAGCCGATCATGGACGTCGCGACGACAGCCGACGTCAAGGGCAAGTCCATGCCCGCGGTACTGCTCGATGAGAACGAGCCTGCGCACATGATCGGGCAGCAGGCTCGCATGTACCGGCTCGCGATGGCGCAGACCACCGACGCCGAGCGCGAGGCGATGGGAGCCTCGGCTGCGCTCGGACTCGACGAGGGGGGTCTGCTCTCGCCGGACGCGCGCCGCAAGATCGCAGTCGCGCGCAGCATCGCGAACGCACCGAGCTACAAGGCCCCCGACGATCGCGAGGACGCGACCTACGAAGAGACCACCGCTCGTGTCGATCGACGCGGCAACCAGATCGTCGAGAAGACGACGCAGGTATTCGAGCTGCCGTCGCTCGGGAAGATGACGAACAAGCGGACGGATAGGGGCATCGCATGGGGCGGTGTGTGGCCCGACACCTCGGATGTCGTCGCCGGCCGCATCACGCAGGGTTACTACGAGGCGCTCCATAAGTACGTCCACCGCGTGCTGGGCGTTGGGTACGAGTTCCTCGAAGGCAAAAAGATCGCGGGCTCCCCGCAGGGGAAGAAGCTCCTCGCCGCGCTGCGCAACAAGGGCGAGTACATCACGAACACCGGAGAGAAGTGGCAGAAGGGTATCCGCTACTCGGGAGGAGGGAAGCTGAAGAACCCCGACTTCGGACCCGAGGGGATGATCTGCCGCGGCAAGCTCAATGAGCGGACCGGCGAGATCACGAAGCTCACGGAGATCGGCAAAAAGGCCGCGACCTACTACGACAGTCAGACCGGGCAGTGGAAGCCGGTAGAGGTGAAGCCTGGTCATCTGTTCGTGCGCGACACGCGCTCGAAGATGCTCGGCGTCTTCTACGATCAGGAGGATTGGGAGTTCACCGGTCGGTTCGACACGAAGGCCGAGAGCGGCACGACCGACGACGGTGAAGACGGTCCGAAGATCCCCGACGTCAGCACGCTCACGCGTAAGCAGATGGAGGCGCTCGCGAAGAAGCACGAGATCAGCCTCCCCGACGACATAGACGACGAGGTGTTCCGCGCGCTGCTCGAAGACGCGCTTCGGAAGAAGGTGCTCGGGCGCAAGGGCAATCAGCAGGGGCCGAAGGCAGGCCGCGAAGGGATGACCATCCAGCGTCACCCCGCGCGCCGCGAAGCACGCGCTCAGTTCGACATGGCGGTGACCACGAACAATGCGAAGTGCGACAAGCTCGAAGAGCACATGCGCGAAGCGCTGAAAGAGAAGACCGGCGGCGGTGCGCAGGATCAGGGGATCATCTTCGGCAACCGCATCGGCAGCGCCGTGCGCACGGCCGAGTCGAAGCTCCGCATGCTGGGCTACATGGATGTCAACGAGGCTCTCGGGAATCCCGAGTGGTCGACGGATCACGACAAAAAGCGCGCGCTGGGGACCCGCAAGTTCTACGTCACGTACATGGGCAAGGGTGCGACGCTCGGGGACCGCGACATCAACTCCGAGATCTTCCGCCACGTGCAGGATGACTTCGGTTCGGATACCGGTACGTCGATGTTCGTGCAGCGCTCGATGTACGGCACGTCGAAGAACCGGATGCTGCGCGCCGAGCAGATGGAAGAGCCGTGGGGGAAGTCGCAGCGGGCGAAGATCAAACAGAACTTCGTCGATGGCACCGGCGCGTCTACGAAGAGCGGAACGCCTCGCGGGCTTGAGGTGCCGATGCGTGTCGTCGGCTGGAAGAACGACGACGGCAGTGTCGGGCAGCGCTACGTCTATGAGAGTGAGCTGACGACGGCTGCGAAGCGTCAGGTCGCCGCGCTGGAGATCAAAATGCGCTCGCAGCGCGGCGCGGCGAAGGAGAAGACGAACCGTCAGGTCTACGAGATCATGAAGCCCTTCTTCTCGGAGAAGAGGCCGCTCACCGACGACCAGATCGACATCTACAACAACTGTCAGATCATGGTCGCGTCGGACGCAGCGAACGTCGGCATGAACTGGCCGGTGAAGCATCTGTGGATGTACGACTCGCTGTTCAGCCCGATGGAGGAGTGGCAGCGCATCACGCGCGCGGCGCGCATGCTCCCGCCCGCAGTCCGCGGTCCCGCGAAGAAGCTCATCGAGAAGATCGGCGCGTACATCTCGAAGATCGAAGCGCAGAACGACTTCAAGGAATACGAGGGCGTCGACAGCGCGATGCTCATCGTGCGCGAAGCGATCGAGAAAGCGCTCACGCCAGCGGAGCGTGCGGAGCTGAACGACCTGCCTGGGGGTGCGCCCGATCAGATTCTGGAAGCGTGGTTCGCGAAGCGAGCGTTCGACAAGATCGCAAGTGCTCGCGAGGAGGTGGGCGCTCAGCTCCGACAGACCGGGGACATCCCCGACCCGACGCGCCCGCTAGAGAGCCTCATCCCGCCCGAGGCGATCACCGAAGCCGACATCATGAATCACATCCTTCGCAACCACATGACGGGCTTCGATCTGGAGATCCTGAAGAGCCGCCGCTACCTCGTGGATGTGAAGCGCCTCACGGTATCCGTCGATGTGCCCGAGTTCGTCGACATCACGGTCACCGATCCGATGACGGGTAAGCGGGGCAAGGTGCGGATCCCGACCGGGGAGATGCTCACCGAATCGCCCGCGCTCGCGGAGAAGAGCCAGCTCGCGCAGGGGCGCGCGAAGATGGTGCCTTACGAATACTTCCTGAAGGTCGTGCAGAACGAGCAGCCGAAGCACACGAAGTACGACTACACGCCCGCATGGCGCGGATCGCTCGCGGCGTTCTCGCTGCTCGAAGATGGGCAGGGCAACCCCGTGGGCGCCGCTCCCATGCTCGTCGAGATCCAGAACGCTGACGGCTCGCGCAGCTTCGTCACGCAGGCGGAGTTCGAGGCGGCGGGCGGGAAGCTGAAGGAGCCACCCATCAAGGCCAAGACCGCGAAGCGCGAGGAGGGTCCGAAGAAGCAGGGCCCATCAACACCGATGGCGGCGGTCAAGGCGAAGCTCGGCGGAGACACCTTCGGTTGGAAGGGGGGCAGCGGGAAGATCTTCATCTCGACCCCGAAGGATGCGGGGCTCCCGTATCTGGCGGTCGACCCCTCGCACCGGCGCGAGGCACCCGCGGGGAGCGCTGACTACGCGGAGTGGAGTGCGACCTACGAGGTTCCGCTATACCGTGCGGTCGAAGACCGGCTGAAGAGTCTCGGGCTCGGGCATCTTTCCATCGAGATCGATGCGGGGGGCTACGTGCAGCTACACCCCGGCGCGTCGGGCGAGTACGGCACGACGCCACCTTCCGCGGCCGGCGCGGGCAAACCGAAGAAGGGCCGCAAAGCGCCGCCCGGGTTCGACCCCGAGGGCATGCAGCCCGAAGACCTGCGGAAGAAGTCGATGCGGTTCGTTGTGCCGCGGGGGAGATAACCGATGGGACTCTACGAGAGCGGGCGCAGCGGGAGTGACCTCGATTTCTTCGAGGACATTTTCAACGTCGGTATCCCCTTCGAGGGGAAGATCGACGTCGGCTACTTCATCGACATCCCCAACGCCGACATCGCACGCCGAGCCCTGCGGTTCCTCAGCGATCAGAACAACGAGTTCGAGCTGCGCGCACGGCACCCCGAGGACGACATGCTGCGGCTCTGGCGTGGCGTCTTCCGCGGGTGCATCGCGCACGGCGTCGAGATCCCGGCTGACCTGAAGGGCTACGCGAAGCGCCTCGGGATCATTGTCCCGTGACCGACTGCCCCCACTGCGACAAGCCTGTCTTTCGCAAAAGCGCGGACGGTCAGAAGCTGAAAGCGCGCACTCGGATCGTGGTGCTGCACAAGTCGGGCGGCGTCGAGATCAACTGCGGAAGCTGCGGCAAGGGTATCCTTCTGCCGCTCGCGCGGGTGGAGGGCGAGGACATTCGCAAGGCCGAGATGCCGCGGCTGGTTGCGCGGCGGGGTTGACAGTATCCGCAAACGGGTGCCATACCACCCGAGTGGCCTAGTCGCGTGTGCGACAGAGAGGCGGGACAACCCTGAGGGGTCTCCCGCCTTTTTTCATTCCTGAGCATCATGAACTCCCCCTTCGCCTTCGACTTCGACGTAGAGGTCTTCGAGAAAGCCAGCGCGGCCGCCGGTAAGGAGCGCCGCATCGGCGGCATCATCTCGACCGACCACCTCGACAGGCAGGGCGAAGTGCTCATCGCTGAGGGCCTGGACCTGGATCCCTTCCTCTCCAAGGGCTGGTTCAATGACAACCACAGCCCCGACACGGACGGCGTGGTTGGGTATCCAGAGTTCGCGGAGCTGCGGACGCTCCCCGGCGGGTTGCACAAGGGCTGGTACGTCGAGGGGTACCTGCTGAAGACCGATCGCGCGACGCGCATCTGGGATCTGGCGAAGGATCTCCAGAAGCACGATCGCAAGCTCGGCTTTTCGGTCGAGGGCGGCATCACCGAGCGCGACACCAACGACTCGAAGAAGGTGCGCAAGGCTGTGGTGCGCGAGGTCGCGATCACGAAGTGCCCGGTCAACGTCGAGACGGCGCTGGAAGTGCTCGTGAAGAGTCTCAGCGCTGGCAGCGCGGGCGTGAACCCAGGCGCTGTGCCGGGCGAGGGTTTCGCACTGCGCACCGAGGCGCTCGAAGCCAAGAAGAAGAAGAAGAAGCGCCGCTTCAGGAAGTCTGAAGCGATCAACCTATTGATGCGCGCGAATCCTCGCGTCACGCGCGAGCATGCGACGAAGATCATCGACTATGCGCTGCGCCATCACCGCGCTGCCTAGAGGAGACGAGCCATGAGTGACGAGCAAGAAGAGCTGGAGATGGACGGAATCACCGCATCGCTCGATGAGCTGGTGAAGGCAGCCGACGCCACCGAGGTCGTGAAGTCGTATGGGGGCACCAACGTCGAGACGTCCGGCCGGTACGACGAGGACGGCAAGGGTGGCGGCGGCATGGCCGAAGCCGGCGACATGGGTGGTCTCGACGACATGATGATCGGGAAGATGGCGCAGTCGCTCATCGACGCCGGTTTCGACGCTGGAGAGATCCAGGCGTTCATGACGGCGAAGCAGGAAGACGAAGACGAGGACGACGAGGAGGAGGAGTACGAGCGCGCCGCGCCCGTGGCCGCGCCCGAGGGCGAGCCCATGCGCAAGGCGATGGATGAGTACCGTGACGACTCCGACATCGCAGACGCGATCGACGTGTCTCCGTTCCTCGAAGCGCTCACGACGCGCACCGCCGATCAGCTCGACGGTATCCGCAAGTCGCTGCTCGATCACCGCGGGCGCACTCAGCACGTGCAGCGCGCGACGGCCGCAGCCATCCACCAGATCGGCACGCTCCAGAAGGGCATGGCCGACATCCTCGGCGCGCTCGACGACCGGCTGAACCTCATGGAGCGTCAGCCCGCCGGACGGCGCAGTGCCGGATCGCTCTCGGGCGCTCGCGCGCTCCAGAAGAGCATGCCCGGCGAAGCCGGCGGCGGCGGAGACACGCTCATGAAGAGCGAGGTCATCGGCACGCTCACGTACATGAACCTGGAGAAGGGGATCAGTGACATCGGCGGTCGAGGGACCGGTCAGATGGCGATGATGCTCGAAGGTGGCGGCGTCATCGATCAGCAGACCGTCGATGCCGTGAACGGATTCCTGGCGGCTCATCCCGCCGAAGCAGACGCAGCGCGTAACTACCGGTAGTCCGGTCGGCGCACCAACGAATCGAACGGAAGGAATAGGAACATGCTCGGAGCTTTCGTAAGCGCTCAGGACTACCGTGACTACAGCGGGTACGGGACGGTGCAGTCGCCTGGGGAGATCGCAGATCTCCGCAAGGCGCTTAGCGCCGGACAGGACGTCAACGATCCGGGTGTCGCACCCGGCGTCGGCTTCCCGCTGCGCACGGAGTCGCTCGAAGCGACCCTGAAAAATCTCACCTACGAGATGGACGAGATCAAGCTTTTCAAATCCATCCCCAAGGTACCAGCGACAAATACAGTTGAGGAGTTCAATCGCTTGCTGAGTTATGGCTCGGCGGGCGCGCGGCAGTTCAACCGCGGCTTCTTCGACGAAGGTGACCTTCCTGAGGAGGAAGATAGCACCTACGAAAGAGTGACGATCCTGATTCGATTTATCGGGATCACCGGCAGAGTGACGCACGTCGCCAACACTATCCGCGCTGCACATGGAAATGTAGTTGCGCTCGAAACGATGAACAAAACGATGGAGCTGTTGCGCAACTTGGAGAACTCGTTGTTCTTCGGCGACAACACTCTTATCCCGCAACAGTGGGATGGTCTCGAACGTCTCATCACCGACGGCGCTCCCGACAACGTGATCGACCTTCGCGGCGCACCGCTCACCGAAGAAGCGATGAACGACTTCCTGTTGCAGATTCGCGACAACTTCGGCATGGCGACCGACTGCTACTTCGGCACCGGTCCGTTCGCTGATCTCGCGAAGCAGGTCTACGACAGACAGAGGTTCGCGTATGCGCCCGCACCCGGTGTGCTCGGCGCAACCGTGACGGCCTTCCAAGGTCAGCACGGCAAGGTGAACTTGCATGACCACGTGTTCATCACGGACGGCGACACCGCTGTCGCCGCGGGTATCGGCCGCACCGACCGTCGTCCGCTCGCACCGACGAACCCCGTCGCAACCGCAGCCGCACCCGCCGTGGGTTCGGAGTTCCTCGCGGCCGACATCGGCACGTACATCTACCGTGTCGTCGCCGGCAACAGGTTCGGCCTGAGCGCTCCGATCGACACGGCGGGTGTCATCGTCGCCGCCGGTGACGGCGTGACGTTCACCGTCGCCGACGGTGGGCAGGACACGACGTTCTACGAAATCTATCGGACTGCGATCGGCGCAGCGGTCGGTACCGCACGGTTGATGACGCGTGTCGCGCGCACGGGCGCAACGCAGGTCATCACCGACCTGAACGCCGACATCCCCGGCACGAGCAAGGGCTTCGTGCTCATGCAGAACCAGCGGTCGTTTGCATGGAGCCAGCTCTTGCCAATGACCCGCATCCCACTTGCGGCCATCGACACTTCCATACGCTGGGCTCAGGTGCTGTACGGCGCAATGAAGCTTTACACGCCTGCAAAGAACATTGTCGTCAAAAACATCGGTCGAGCAGCCGGCTCGCTCGGTAGCTGAACGTAGCGACACACGCTGGTAGGATGGGCGAGCGGGCAATAGCTCGTTCGCCCGTTCTCGCTAAGGGAGATACCGATGGAGATCCAGAACCCAAACCTCGCGAACACGAGCGTCGGACTTCGCTACACGCGAGACGACGACGGTGTGCCGGTTGTCGTGCACGGTGACGAACGCGGTGTGTTCGACGTTCCCGACAAGGACGGCGAGTTCATGGTTGCGACGCCCGGCTGGAAGAGGGTGCGCAAGGCGGTGCCCGTTCTCGGCGGCACTTCCGGCGATGACAGCTTCGGCGTGGACGCGCCCGAGCCTGCGCTCGTTCCGAAACCTCCGAAGCCCTCGACGGCTCGCGACGACGAGACGACCACGAAGGTGAGCTACGACGGGGATACCCAGCCACCGCCCGACGACGACGAGGGCGAGGAAGAGGAGTACGAGGAAGTCGACCTCGACTCGATGGACAAGGATGAGCTTCTCGCACTCGCCGAGGAGCAAGAGATCGAAGGCATCAACAAGCGCTGGGGTGAGGAGCGCCTGCGCGCACATCTCTCCGAAGCGCTCGAAGAGGAGTAAGCGATGGCTGCCGAAGCTGACGACCTCCGCTATTTCTATGGCGGAACCATCGGGCGCTCGCAGGAGCTGGCGATCACGGACGCGGCTTCGACCGAGCCCACCGAGTCGCTCCCGCTGGGGCGCTACCTCGTGCACATCCTCGACGCGACCGGTCGCATCTACGTCGCGCAGGGAGCCTTCGGTACCGTCGCGGTCGCAGCTCCGGCTGCGGCTCCGGCCTTCCCGATGGACAACGATGGGATCAAGGCGTTCGAGTTCGTCTCGAAGCCCGGTCTCAACAGCATCGCGGCGCGCGCCACGGCAGCGGTGACTGCCACGCTCGTCATCACGAAGATCAGCCGCGGCAAGAACTGAGGCGACGATGCCCGGCAGCTCGTCATTGCGTTCGCGCCTCGTGAGTGCAGCGGTGCACCAAGGTCAGCCGGGGATGCTCGGGGAGGCTCCCGCGGGAGGGCTCCCCTTCGAGGCGTTCCCGGCGCTCTCGGATGGGAGCTGGGTCGACATCGCGACGCCCGTGCGCACGCCTGCACTCGCGGACCCTTTCGGGGGCACCGTCGCGGAGACCATCGAAGACGACAACGCGGCGGCGTTGGAGGGCATCACACGCACGACGACGCTCGCGCTCGTCGGCGGTCGGTCGTACAAGGTCGAGCACTACGTTCTCAAAGACCTCGACGAGACGCGCTTCCCCGAGCTGCAACATGTTCGCGGGGGGGATACCGCGCACTGCCAGCTCAACACGCGCACGGGTGCTTCGATGGTCCGCGCGTCGGCCGGTTTCACGGGTGTCGGCTTCGTCGTCGTCACGGCGCCTAGCAACGCGCTGTGGTGGAAGTGCACCACGGTCGTCACCGCGAACACCGCGGGGACCCTCACGAAGAATGTCCTCGTCGGCGGCAGCGCGGTCTTCGGGAACGCGCCGCTCGTCGGAGACCTCGGATCGATCGGATACTTCCCCGGTCAGCTTAGGCAGACTTCGCTGTGAGCGGGGACGCCCATCGCGGCGACCACGACGTCGCGTATTACGAAGCTGCGATCGAGAACACGGTCGCGCTGGTCGCGACGGTCGGCAGCCTGACCGAGACACCGGATGACGGTGGCGCGCTGCCGCCCGGCCGCTACCTCATCCAGGCGCTCGCTCTCGCCGACGATCAGGTCGTGTGGGTACACGTCGGGAAGTTCGTGAAGGGCACGGCGCTCGCGCCTGGGGCCCCTACCGCGGCGGGGGAGAAACGCTTCCCGCTCACGGCGACCATCGTCGCCATCGAGACCCACTGTTTGGCCGGATACTCTGATCGCATCGCGGCTCAGGTGAGCACGGGCGCGAACGTCACGCTCTACATCTCGCGCGTCTCGACGCAGGTTCAGAAGAGCAATCAGAGGGCGTAGTGCTGACGCGCGGGTACACGGCGGGCGGGCTGAGCAGCGACGCGCACGAGAACCTCGACACGTTGGTACACAAGCTCGCGGAGACGAGCGAGACGGAGCTGTTCTACGCGGGGGGTGATCTCACGCGGCTGACGGTGTGGCAGACGGCTGCGCGGCTGATCAAAGTGCGGGAGTACATCCTCACCTACGGCGCCGGGGATCTGACAGACGCGGTGATCACGCAGCACGATGAGGTCGGCGTCGTGGTTCAGACTTTGACGAAGGCGTTCATCTACGCGGGCGGGGATCTGGTCACCGTCACCACGGTGGAGACGTAGCGCCATGTTTCCAGAGGCAGGTTGGAAACACACACGACAGGTGGGCGGGGTCGCGAATAACGAGACTCCCGATTTCCACGGGCGCACGCCCGCGAACATTATCAGCGGAGCGAAGGCCAACTACACCGCGGGGAACATCGCCACGGTCTCGGTGCAAGACGGCAACTGGGTCAACAATCTCAACTCGATCACGCTCGCCACGACGCGACGGCAGAACGCCATGTTCCGGTTCGACATCACGGCGCCCGGCACGCTGATCACGATGAGCAACTTCGTCGACTTCTCTCACGTCGTCGAAGGCACGCAGCGGAACCACACGATCAAAACCTACGTGTGGAACGTCAACACGCTTGCTTGGGTGGAGCTTGCGTCGCACGGCGGGTTCGGCACGCCGCGCTCGATGAGCGGTCCGGTCACTGCGCCGTTCACCGATTACGTGGACGGAACAAACAAGTGCTACATCCTGATCTGGGATTACGAGGGCACGTACAATAGCGGTGGGACCGGGTGCGTTCGCGAGGGCTCGACGATCCAGACGCCGAGCGGGCCCGTGCTGGTCTCCAAGCTCAACCCCGGCGACCGGATACTGTCATGGGAGATGGGTAATCTCATCGAGGCGCTCGTGCATGAGGTCACGCATCACTACGAGGAGCTTTGGAGAATGTTCACCCTCACGACGTCGGCCGGAGTCGCGGTGGTGACGCACAATCACATCATCGAAACGGAGGCGGGCGACAAGGCCGCGGAGGATCTGACGCTAGACGACAGGATGCTGAGCTTGGCTGGTGTGTGGACGCCCATCGTTTCCATCGAAAGCGTCGAGGAGTCGTGCCACGTGTACGACGTCCAAGGACGTTGCCCCAACTTTTTTGTCGGCGACGGCATCGGCGTGAACGTGATGCAGACATGAGCTTGTGGGGTAAGTCGCTGCTCGACGCGTGGCGTCTCTTCGGGGACGGCAAGCTGGGCCAAGAGATCACGGCGAAGAATCTCTACCGCTGGACCACGAAGATCGGCGACGTGGTGGTGGATGACGGCGAGTACACGTTTTTCGAGTACCTCTTTCCGCGGGCTCTCGTCGGCATGTGGGGTCTGTTTGATTTGGTGATCGCGTTGGCGATTCTGGACTGCGAGCTGTCCGTGGACCGGCAGCGCACGTGGGACATGCTGCACGTGGGCGCAGGGTCGGGCCGCCTCACGAGCGCCGTCTCCTCATGGAAGGCGCCGCTCCGGTGCTACTCCATCGACAACGACCCCAGCGCGATCACGCTCATGGAGGCGCGCGACGTTCCGTGCGAGTGGATGGACGCGCACGACATGAGCGCGTTCGCCGACGACAGCTTTCCCCTCGTCGTGATCTCATTCTGGATGATCAGTCAGAGCACGGACATCGAGACCCTGATCGCGGAATGTGCGCGCGTCGCGTCCGAGAAGGTGATCGTGGCCGGTTGGTTCGCCAAGGGGCTCGGGCACGAGAGGCCCGTCAAGGTGGTCGAAACGATGACCGACTGGCAGGGCAACACGGAGGACTACTCGACTACGGCGTGGCATCGAGATCACGTACTCAGGCTGTTCGCGGCAGAGTCGATGAAGCCTACGGTAACGCGGACTTTTCTGACGTTGGATGCTAAGCCCGACGAAATCTCATGGCTCGTAGAGGTAGGGTTCTAGTGTGTCGGTCGGAAGTAACTCCAATCTTCGGATCTGGTACGAGACGCTCACGCTCATGTTCCCATCGCTCGTGTCGGCGGGCGCGCTGCTACGGAAGAGGGAGACGGATACCGTGCTAGTTGCTGGAGCTGTGCGAGACCTGATCGCCGTGGTGCACGCCACCGACGGCAGCCAGTTCACCGCTGCGACGTTCGGCGTGGTGCGCCTGGAGCAGCCGGGTGACGCAGCCGACGGTTGGTATTGGAACGAGACTACGGTGGCGTGGGCGGCAGCGCTGACGGTCAATCAAGTCGCCACGCACTTGGAGGCGGGGCAACATCTCTACCTTCTTCCCGCCGCCGCGACGACCGGCCGGGCTGGCGCGATCATTCATTTCACGTTCACCGACCACATGACCGAGGCGACGGCGACGACTGTCTGCACGGGCGGCGAGCATCTCGTCGTGACCGACCCGCTCGACGGTCCGGTCGCGCACGACGCGCAGCTCATCACCACGCACGGCGCGGGGAGCTGGCAACAGGTGATCGCGACGGGGCAACTGAACGAGGTGCCCAACGCGAGCAGCGTGGTCACGACGGGAACGGTCGCGTCCGGCACCTACGCCAGCACGGCTTTGCTCGACGGTGTGTACTGGCAGATCCAAGACGACACCGGTGAGATCGAAATGTATTTCGAGTTCCTCATCGCGGCCGATGGCGTCCCGGTGTCGGTGTCGCACGAGGGGCGGCTCTCTGGTGCGGGCGATGACCTCGATGTGTTCGCCTACAACTGGCTCGGCACCGCGTGGGAACAGATCGGAACCTTGCTGGGCAAGAACTCGCCCGCCGATGAGGTGACCTCGTTTGCGCTGTTCTCTCAGCACGTCGGGGCCGGGGCGAACCTCGGCAAGGTCCGCGTTCGCTTCTACACCGCGGCCGGTCTGACCACGGCGAACTTCTATTCCGATCAGGTGATCCTGAGCTACGCCGTGATCAACCGCAGCGTGGGTTACGCCGATGGTGCCATCTGGGTCGACACCGCGAACGGCGCTGCGGGCTCGACCCCGTTCATCAACGGCGTCGCCGACAACCCGGTGCTCACTTGGGCCGACGCTCTGCTGCTCTCGGCAGCTCTCGGCATTCGACGCTTCAGAGTCGCGGGCGGGAGCACGATCACGCTCACCGCGAACAGCGACGCTTTCCAGATCATCGGCGCGGAGTACACCTTGAATCTGGGCGGGCAGTCGATCGCCGCTGCCTTCATTCAGGGAGCGACTGTCGCGGGCATAAGCGCGGGGCTCGACGCGCGGTTCATCGGATGCCGGATCGGCACGACCAGCCTGACGCAGTGCGGGATGGGTGGCTGCGCGATCACCGATGTAATCACGCTTCTGTCGGCGGGGCCGTACATCCTCGACGCCTGTTTCAGTGCGGTCGCTGGGGTCGGGTCTCCCGTGGTCGACTTCGGCGCGGCGGTCGGCGACACGCAGCTCAACGTGCGACACTGGTCGGGAGGCATCGAAGTGCGGAACATGAACGCGGCCGGTACCGATACGATGAGCTTGGAAGGGGAGGGGCAGCTCATCCTCGCCGCGAGCTGCGTCGGCGGAACGATCGCGGTGCGAGGGGAGTTCACTCTTACCGACAACGCGGGCGGAGCGGTGGCGCTCTCCGACGACGCGCGGCTGACGCGCTCGGAGCTGGCCGACGCGATTTGGGATGAGCCGCACGCGGGGCACTTCGCGGCCGGGACGTTCGGATCGCTCGTGCGCTTGATTCGCGCGTGGCTGGGGCTCTCAGGGTGACGGCGAGCGGAGGCAGTGACTTGGGTGACAACGGAACAGGGCAGCATCGTCTCCCCGGTTACGTGGACGACGAGCAGAGGAGCAAGCCGATGAGGAAACAGCGCGACTCTGATCCGGTGCCCGCGCATCTGAAGAAGACGAAGGCGGTCGTCGACTTCCTAAAGTACGTGATCGCGCTCGTCATCGGGATCGCTGCGCTCGGGTGGATGGGGCACGAGTACATCGGGCAGTTCCAGACCACGGAAGAGGCGGAGGCGGCAGCGACGGCTGTGGCAATCGAGCGCGCTTCATCGCACGAGCATGTGCAGATCGCGATCGACGAGAACGGTGACGCGATCAGGAACGTGCGCATCCACGGCGTGCGCATCGAGCTAGAGCAGCGGAGCACGAACGATCGCCTCGACCAGCTCCTCGCGCTCCAGAGGGCGGATACCCGTGCGGAGCGCCGCGATGCAGAGCGCCGTGTCGATGAGCTTCAGCGCCGCATCGAGCGCCGCGAGCGCGTCATCCGAAACCCGGTCGCCTTGCAGCGGGTGGCGGATCAGGTCGAGGATGATCCACTATCAGGGCTGGACGGACTATGACTGCGAACACGATCCCCATCACGACCGTCGAGAATGCGAACGCACCGGCGATCAGCGCGGGTGCGCTCGGCACGTGCATCACGGTATCCGTCAATGACGACAACGTGGCCGAGGTCATCGATTGCGGCTTCGATCGGCTCATCCTCGAACGCTCTCAGAACGGGGGCCTGAGCTGGGCCGAGATCACGCTGCCGAGCGAGCGCGGCGTGCTGGAAGCTGCCACGACGGAGTACAAGCTCGTCGACCGCAGAGGCGACGCCGCGTACTCGTACCGCACGCGGTACATGGCGAGCGCGGGCGCACTGAAGGGTGAGTGCAGCGACCCGAGCGAAGCCATCGCGGGCGAGGGGCTCGCGCTGCGTTCGCTGCTCACCGTGCCCGAGCTGAAGAACCGCTACTTCTTCGGCGTCGACATCACTGACGACGCAGGCAACCCGCTCACGAACGCGACGTTCCGGCACTACATCCTCACGGCGATCCGGTGGCTGGAGCACCAGCTCGACATTCCGATCCTGCCGACCTCGTTCTGCGAGTTTCACGACTACTACCGAAACGACTACGACGCATTCCAGTTCATCCAGCTCGACAACTACCCGCTGATCTCCGTGGAGGAGTTCCGCGTGCAGTATCCGTCGGGGCAGAATGTGATCGTGTTCCCGCAGGAATGGCTGCGCTTGAACCTGCCCGAAGGGCACGTGCAGATCGTTCCGACAGCGGGCACGCTGAGCGAGATACTCGTCGGGCAAGGCGGCTCGTTCTTGCCCGCGATTTACAACGGCCTGTCGTACCTCCCGCAGCTCTTCCAGCTTCAGTACACGGCGGGCTTCGAAGACGGCAAGGTGCCGAGGAACATCATCGACGTGATCGGGAAGTTCGCGTCGCTCGGACCGTTCGACATCTTCGGCGACCTCATCGTCGGCGCGGGCATCGCGACGCTCTCGCTGTCGATGGACGGGCTCTCGCAAACCATCGGCTCAACTTCGTCGGCTACGAACGCCGGCTACGGGGCACGCGTAATCCAATACACTCGGTATATAAAGGATCAAATCCCGTTGCTCCGCCGCTACTACAAGCGACCCGGAAGGATGGTCGTGGCGTAGTGGCTGCGCGGAAGATCAAAGCGCCGACTCCGCGCGTGGAGTCTGACCGCATCGTCGTGGTGCCTCCGACGATCGCGGACAAGGATACCGACGAGCCGCTGCCGCCGCTCGGCAAGGTGCGTTCGGACTTCAGGCCCGAAGAGTTCGTCCGCGTCCTGAACCAGCACGGGAAGTACGTCATCTGGCGCAAGGCGCTGCTCTGCCCGTGTCTGAACGAAGACACCGGGCAAGCGTCGCTCGTCTGCACGGACTGTGACGGCAGCGGCTACCTCTACATCGATCCTGTCGACATTCGCGCGCACATGGCGCAGTTCGACAAGTCGACGAAGATCTACGAGAAGTTCGGGCTCTGGCAGGAAGGCAGCGTTTCCGTCACCGTCGAGCCGAAGTACCGGCTCGGGTACCGCGACTCGATCGAGATGAAGGACTCGCTCATGTCCTTCAATGAGCTGCTGAAGAAGAATAACCGCAGGGGTATCCGATCGAAGCTCCCGGCCGGTGTCGACTCTGCGCGCTACCGCATCACGAACCTCACGAAGATGATCTACCGCGACGTGGCGAGCGGGCTCATCATCGCGCTGGAAGGCGGGACGCATTTCACAGTCACGAAGGACGGGTGGATCGAGTGGACCGCGAGCGGCAACACGCAGGTTCCCGCGGGCACCTTTCTCAGCGTGCACTACGACTTCCATCCCGTGTTCCTGATCGAGAGCTGGCCGCACGCGACGCGTGACGATGTGAGCGGTCGCAAGAGCACGACGCCGCGCGTGATAAGCCTCCCGCTTCAAGCGATGGGCAAGCTCGACTTTCTCACGGACGTGAACGCGCCGGTGACGGGGGCCGTGTGAGGGTCAAAGTGAACCTCACGCCCGTGGCCGCGACCATCCTCGCGGCGCTGCCGGTGAGCGCTGACCGCGCGCGGATCATCAAGGGGCTCGGTGCGGCCGCGATGGATCACTGGAAGCGGCTCGGGCGCGAGCGCCTGCGCTCGTCGTCGCAGGATTACCGCAAGGGACTTCAGTACCGCGAGTCGGGCGGCAAGGCGTACATCATCCTCGTCGGCCGCCTCGCGAACATGGTCGAGAACGGGTGGTCCGGCGGCGACATGCGCGACTGGATGCTCAGCGGTCCCGGTGTGCGCATCGGGAAGAAGGGCCCGTACCGGAACGTGAAGTTCCAGCACGGCACCCCCGGCACGACCGGGCGCAACGTAGGGCCCGTGGTGCCGCAGGCGATATACGCGCCGATGAAACGGCTGGAAGCGACGCTCTCGCGACCGGGCAAAGCCGTGGGCAAGGTCGGGGCGGAGACGACCGTGTGGGGCGAACGGCTGCACCCGGCGATGCCGATGAAGGACAAGGCGCGGCGGGTTCTAGAGCGCAAAGAGCGACCGTGGCACGCCACGTCGGTCTACACCGCGATGGTGCGTCACGGTCAGCACGAGAGCGATGGTAAGGGCGGCCACAAGATCTCAACCGCTGGATACTCGTCGTGGCGGCGCATCTCGCGCTTCAAGCCGAAGGGTGAGCGTCGCAACAGTTGGCTGCACGGCGGCATCAAGCCGGGCAAGTTCCTCGCGAAGGAAGTGCAGTCGCACATCGAGAGCCTCGCGTTTGGGATCGTCACGAAGGCCACGCGATGACGAATCGGAAGGAGCGATTGCTGCGCAACCTCGGGGGCACGTTCGAGCAGACCGACGAGCGCGCGCAGCCGTTCTTCGACGGCCCGATACAGACCGAGATGCGCACGTCGGTCGTCATGGCCGAGCGCATTCTCCTCGCGGTGCTTCGCTCCGAAGTGGCGCGGCTGTCGGCGGATACTGACGAGGCCCGTGGCGAGCTGACCCGCATCTTCAGCCACATCTTCGATCCGACCATCGGCGCGACCGAGCGCGCGTCGTTCGTGACTGACTTCCAACGGCGGCCCCCGACGACGGTCCTGGGGTACCCGCGGACCACCACGGAGATGCCCTGTTTCGCGATGACGCTGGAGAACGACGAGGAGGGCGAGGCCCCGATCCTCGGGAAGTACGTCGGGCAGACGCTCGAAGGCGAAGACCCTCCGGGCGGCGAGGACGCGGAGTACGAGGGCGCGTTCTTCGACCAGACCTACGGTATCTACGTCTACGCGCAGCACGCGGATCAGTGCGCGTACCTCTACCAGTTCGGCAAGCTGCTGCTCTTCGGCGCGCGACAGGCTTTGGAGGCGGCGGGGATCATCGACCCGACCTACTCCGGCGGAGAGCTGACGCCCGAGGAGATGTACCTGCCCGAAAATCTGTACGCGCGAGTGCTGCGCGTCCGCGCGAAAACCTTGATGACGGTGCCCCGTTTGCTCCTCCATCGGGACGGGAGACGGCTCCGCGCAACTGGTATCTTCATGAAAGATGTCGTAGTAGATGGGATGCGCGGCGGTGTGACACCCTACGCCGAGGTACCGGGAGATGAGAGCGATGGCTAGAGGCAGGCGAGGACGCGCCACGGTCGAGGTCGAGGAGCCTTCAGAAGCCCCTCAGACGGCTCCGAGCCCCGAGGTGGGCGAGGACACACCCGAGGTCGCCCCCGCGGCCCCTGCGCCTGCTCAGGCGGCAGCAGCCCGTCGTGGCCGCGCCCGAGGTCCCCAGGAGATCGGCGCTCGTCGTTTCTTCGGCGCTCGCATCGGTCAAGACCCCATCGTGCGAGCGTTCGTGTCGGTCGACAAATCCGAGCACGGCAACCGAAAACTGTCCCGCGAAGAGTGGGTCAAGGCGTACCAGAGCTTCTGCTCTGCCCCCCGTTGATCTGAGGAGAAGGATACCCGAATGGCAACCGCGATTTTCTTCAACGGGCGGCGGATCAACGTCCCCCAAGCGGTCAGTGAGATCGACGCTTCCGCGTTGGCGGCCGTGTCGCCTTCAGCGGTCGGCATCGTCGCGCTCCTCGGCACGGCCGAGGGTGGCAAACCGCTCGACGCGTGCGAGGAGTTCGCTGACTCCACGCGCTCGGACTCGCTGCGCAACAAGTATCGGTCCGGCGACCTGCTGACGGCCGGTCTCTTCGCGTTCGAGCCGAGCGCCGACGACGCGGTTCCCGGCGGCGCGCAGCGACTTGTCACCGTGAAGGTGAACGACTCTACGCAGTCGATCGCGACGCTGGTCGATGCCGCCGTCGCGGACGCGGTGGATCTGACGTCCAGCGATTGGGGTCAGTTCACCGAGCAGATCAACATCGACGTCGCGGCGGGCACCGTCCAGGGCAAGCTGATCACGATCATCTTCGAGGACGTCACCGAGACGTTCGACGACGTGGGCGGCGACGCGATCATGGACGTGCTCTACACGCCCGGCACCGACGGCTGGGACGTCCCGATGCCTGCTGCCATCGCCGCGCTCGGCTTCACCGCGACGGGCTCCAAGGCGGAGACCGGGCTCGGCGCGGAGATGACCGCGGTCATCCCCGCGGGTCTTCCCGCAGGGTTGGAGATTCTGAGCGCGGGCGCGGAGCCCACGCAGCCGACGGTGACCATCTATGGGCTCGTCGGCGTCGTGGCGACGCGTGAGACGCTCACGCTCACCGCTGCCGGTGTGACGGCCGTGCCCACCGCGTCGCTTCTCTGGGACAAGGTGCTCGGGGCATCCATCTCGGGAACGACGGCGAACACCGTTACGGTGCGCGTTGCTGGCGGTGGTGCGACGGCGCTCACCATCGGCGCCGGTGCCGACGGTACGGCCGGTGTCGTGCTCGTCTCGAACGGCATCGCCGCGGGCGTGCTCACGGTCAGCATCGACGTGAACGCTGCGTTCGACGCCGCGTACTTCGGCATCAACTCAGCGGGCGCCGAGGTGCAGGAGCGCTTCGACATGACGCTCGGCACGACGCCGGTGGTCGGCGTGGTTCCCTTCGCGGACGTCGATGTCATCGCACTCGGCGACTTCATCGTCGGCCGCACGGTCACCGCGACCCTCACGACGATCAGCGTGCTGGTCGCGACCTTCCCGACGGTGCAGCGTGTCGTCGATCGGCTGAACGCGCTCGACGGCATCACCGCGAACGCGACGGTCAGCAACCCGACCACGTTCAATCTCGTCGATGCGGACTACGCAGCCGCCGCGGACATCACCACGCCCGCGCAGGAATACTACGCGGACCTCTACGAGTTCATCACCGCGATCAACGAGGGCAGCCAGTACATCGACGCCGCACGTGCGACGGCCGCGTCGGCAGTGCCCGCGAATCTCGCGGCTCCGGTGTTCCTCGCGGGGGGTACCGAGGGCCCGTCGACCATCACCGAGTGGCAGACGGCGTTCACGGCGCTTCAGAAGCGTCGCGTGAACATCATCGTGCCGCTCTCGCGCGACCCCGCGGTCCACAGTCTGTGCCTCACGCACCTCGTCGCGCGCGCCGGCCGGCTCCGCAGCGAAGCGAACGGCTACATCGGTCACGCGGATACTGACCTCGCGGGCACCTCGCTCACGGTCACGAAGAGCGAGATCGTCGCACTTCAGTCGCGGCACCTCTCGCATCTCGCACAGGAGATTCAGCGCTTCGACGCGGTGACCGGAGAGGCGACGTTCTACTCCCCGTACCACCTCGCCGCCATCTGCGCGGGCATGCAGGCGGGCAGCGCCATCGGCGAGCCGCTCACGCGCAAGCGTCCCATCGCGACCGACATCCGGCAGGACAGCTCGTGGACGGTCGAGGACAACGTGGAGTCGCTCATCGACGCGGGTCTCATGATGTTCGAGAAGATCGACGGCATCGGTATCCGTTGCGTGCGCAGCATCACCGGACATCTCGCCGACGACAACCTCGTCTTCACGGAGATGAGCGCGAATGAGTCGGCGAACACCGCGGTGTTCGAGTTCCGCACTGCGCTGGAGCGGAAGATCGGCCAGCGCGCGCTGGCGGGAACGGCCGCGGCAATCAAGGGTCTCGCGAACGACGTGCTCGGACGTCTCATCGACGACGAGATCATCGTCGCGTACCGCGCGCTTCAGGTGGAACAGATCGGGGACGTGTTTCCCGTGAGCGTCGAAATCGCGCCGGTGGTTCCGGTCAACTTCATCCCCATCACGGTGCACCTCGTCGCGCTTCGGACCGCGGCGTAACGGAGACGGAACATGACGACCCGAGGCTTGGTTCTCACCGGCGCACGCGCGCGCTTGCTCATCAACGGTGTCAAGGTAGCTCTCGCTACCAACGTCTCGTACAGTGAGGAGATCGCGCATGACCCCCTTGAAGTTTTGGATGATTTCGCGGTAGCCGAACACGTGCCGACCGCCTACCGCTGCACCTTCAGCGCGCAGATGGTTCGCGTGATCACGAACACGATCAAGAACCGCGATGGCGTTGTCATCATGCCGCGCCTCGAAGACATCCTCACGGCCGAGGAGCTGACGGCGACGGTCGAAGACGCAGGCACCGGCAGCGTGCTCGCGAACATCGAGCGCGTGAAGGCGGTGCGCTACACGAACAACATCGGCGCTCGGGGCATGGTCCTGACCGACGTCGAGTTCGTCGCGATCCGGGTTCGCAACGAATCCGAGATCGTCTAGCTGACGCACGCGGCTGGCTCGCCGCGCGCAGAAGGAGATACCCATGGAAAGCCCCGACGAGATCAGCAAGCGCTTGGACGACGCGCACGCGGATCTCATCCAGACACCCGAGGAGAAGGCCGGCGCCTTGACACCGGTCACCACCATCCAGCTCGATGCGAAGGGCACGACCCGGCATTGGGCTGGCGAGTTCACGTACAAGGTCCCGACGCTCGCCGACCAGATCAAGATCGGCGCGATGAAGACGGCGTACCTGCCGATGGGCAGCGCCAACGATCCGACCGCGGCGATGCTCGTCGAGCAGATCTGCTACCTGGAGATCACGCTCACGAAGAAGCCCGATTGGTGGAAGCCGATGGACTTCTACGACGCCACACCGGTATCCGCTTTGTACAAGGAGGTGACTCAGTACGAGCGTCGATTTCACGGCGAGCGTGAGGACGCCATTGCAGATGAAGGCGGAGCTGTCGGAGTGGAAGAACCCGATGGAGACGGTGGCGTTGATGTGGGCCGAAAAGTTCAGCCTCCCGCCCAACGATCCGAGACTCTTGTCTCTCACAGCGCGTGAGGCCATTGAGCAGATCAACGGGCTCGCGGCGCTAGAGATGGTACGCGCGGAGCGCGTGACGGCGGAGACCCAGAAGACCACGATTCACAACGATCCCCGTGGACGCACAGACGAAGCAGCAGTCTCGATCGCGGATACTCCGCATCTGACCGGCGATCCTGAATGGGACGCGATCGAGTTGGCGGAAACCAACCCGACGAAGGAGCCCTTGAAGGTCGCTCATGGCTGAGCAGAGATACCGGACCGTCATCGAGATCGGGGTCGAGGACCGGGAGGTTCGCGGGCTCGACGAGACGATCTCTCGCGCCTTCGACGACCGGACGTTGATCGCCTTCGAGCGCGCCATCGAGCGCAGCACCCGCTCGATGTCGAAGCTGGTGCGGGAGAGCGAGAAGCTGGAGCGCGTGCTGCGGCGCGTCGAGGGGCTCCAGGGCGGCTTCGGAGGCGGAGGCGGCGCCGGTGGCGGAGGAGGGCTCGGAGCGCCTCCTGTCGGCGGTGGGGGCGGCGGAGGGGGCGGCGACATCGCGGCAGCCCTCAACAACGTCGCGCGGTCGGTTCAGCAGCTCCAGTCCATCAATCAGCAGCAGGGCCGGCAGCAGATCCGCCGGACGGCGGTGGGGACAGCCATCGGGCGCATGGCGACGGGAAGCATGGGGGGCACAGCCATTCAGTCCCTCGTCACGGCCATCCCGTGGATCGGGCCGGTCCTCGGCGCGGGCATGGGCGCGATGCAGCAGTTCTACCAGGAGCACATGGGTGTCCGCGAGGCCGAGGCGCGGAACTACGGCACGACCGGCATGCGGGGCACGCGCGGCACGCGCATGGCGGGTCCCGCGGGCCGCGGGCAGGGCTTCCAGCGCTTCGGCTACGACCCGGGTCAGGCGGTCTCGCAGGTCGCCAACATCTCCCGGCAGACCGGGCGACGTGGCGGCCAAGGCGGTGCGCGCGGAGGGCTCTACGGAGCCGGCGGCAGCTTCGTGCCTCGCTTGATGGAAGCTCAGGAGTACATGGGGCTCGGGCAGCTCGGCGGCATCACAGGGGCAGCAGAGACGGCTGGCGGTCAGGTCGCGGACCCAACGACTCAGATCATGCAGGCGATCAGCTCGGGCGTCGTGACAGGTATCCGCGTCTCGCGCCTCGATCGCTACTTCTCGCAGATCGCTTCGACGGTCGAAGACATGCGCTCGCGAGGCTTCGACATCTCGCCCGAGAGCCTCATGCAGGCGAGCCAGGGGTTCGGGCAGCTCGGGCGCTCCCCGGGAGGCGGCAACCGGTTCCAAGGCGCGTCAGGCGCGGCGATGGCGCGCAGCATGACGGGCGCGATGACGGGCGGTCTCGGCCGGACACCGGGCGTCGCGAGCCTGGTCGCGCTGCGGGCGGCCGGCTACGGCCAAGGGGGCGTCGGGTACCAGGAAGCGCTCCGCCGCATCCAGAGCGGAGACCCGGCTGTCATGCAATCGATCGTCACTGCGATCAACGATGCAGCCGGGAACGATCCCGCGGTCGCGGCGGAGATGCACACGCAGCTTGGGCAGTCGCTCTACGGGCGGGTGCCGTCGCAGGTCGACGCGGACGCGCTGGCGAGTGGCGACACATCCTTCCTCACCGGAGGTGTCAGCACGAGACCGGGGCAAGAGGCACTCGCCGCTGCGGCCGAGGGTGGTACGCGCGCGCAGGCCGCCTCAGCCGGCGAGGCGGGATACCGTGCGGGGCGTCAACGTCTCGGTGGGCGCGTCGCGGCTGCGGGCGGCGTTCAGGCGATGCGCAACGCGGACCTGCGCGTGTTGGGTATCTTCCTTCCGCGCATTAGCGGTGCGATCGATTCGATCGTCGATTTCATCTCAGGGACGATGACGGCGTTCGACGAGGGCGGCATCACGGGCGCGATGGCGCACATGGGGAGCGAGATCGTCGGAGGTATCCTTCGGCACATGAGCGCGGCCATCACCGAAGCCTTTGGCGGGATGGTCGTTCTAATGGCTCGGGCGCTCAACAGCATTCCGGGCGTCAGCATCGACATCGGCGAGCTGGAGACGCGCGTTGCCCAGCATGTAGCGGCCACACGGCGCATGGCGGACGACCCCGAAGGTGCGATGGCGGGGGCGCGCGGCGAAGCGGGTACGGCGCGCAACGTCATCACCCCGCGCTCGGCCCGCAGCCGGCGGCAGCGAGAGCAGTTCCGAAATCTGGCGTCGCGTCATGCGATGGCGGGAGGTACGACCATGCCACCGCGCCCGGAGGGATCTTCTGTGTCCGCTGCGCGGTGGAGTCAGTTGTGGCGCGACTACCAAGAGGAATCGGGCGGGACGATGGATCTGCCCTTCGCGGATCAGATGGGCGGCGGTCCGCACGAGCTGGATCAGGAAGTCGCGAGGCGAGCGCAATCACTTGCCGATGTTCTTCAGCAGCGCGCGAGTCAAAGCGGCGGGGGCGGCGCGTCGGAGAGCACCGTGTCCCCCGGCGAGGAATGAGTGCCTCGCGAGGACCGGCAGCGGTGGAATCAGGCAACGCACACGCGTGCGGTCGTCTCGTTCCACACTGACGAGGGTTTCGACTCGGGCCTGATCCGTTTGCATCCTGACTTCGGTCAGATCGTCGGGGTATCCACGGACAAGAGTATGGGCGCGGCCGCGGGGTCGTTCACCGTCGTGGTGAAGAAGCCACCACGTACCGAGTTCCTGCGACGAAGCTGGCGGAACCTCTGGATCGATCCCGAGCAGGTATGGGTGCGCATCAAGTTCATCGTCGATGGCGAAACCATCGACACGATGTTCGGGCAGATCGACACCGTTAGCGAGAGCACTTCTCGTTCGGGCGGCGGTGCACGCAACGAGACGTTCACGATCTCGGGGCGCGACTTCGGCAAGGTGTTCGAGACGACCGAGCTGTTCACGAACTTCTACTCATCCGAGGCGCAGTCGCAGGGGATACTGTCGATGGCTGCCCTGATCCGTGCGGGGATGGACAACATCTCAGGCACACCGGCCCACTTCCAGCGGTTCCTCATCGAGACGTGGCTGGCGAACAACAACATCGGTGAAGCGCAGTGGCGGTTGCCGGCTTCGCTCGGCGGGGATGCGTTCTCCGCGCTGCTGAATCTCGGGACGATCCAGCGCATGACGCAGCGCACGAACGGAGTGCTCCACAACCCCACCATCATCGACATCAACGGGCAGCAGGGGAACAAGCTCTGGGAGTCGATGACGAACCTCTCTCATGGGCTGCTCAATGAGCTGTGGGTCGACCTCGCGCCCCCACCGTCAGCGCCTCCCGCTCAGCTTCCTTCCTCCGTGTTCCCGACGGCCACAATCACGAACGTGTCGAACCGACCGTCGGCAGCGAGCACGCCGCCGCTCGATGGGCTCGTGCCGAGCGTGTACCTGCGCGAGCGACCCTTCCCGACACGCAACCGGGCAGGCACGCAGACCAACAATCGGAAATGGGATCAGCTACGCACACGCGTTCTGCAAAAGGGCGACGTGCAGTCGAGACAGCTCGCGCGCGGCGGAGCGTCGCACCGGTACAACTATTGGCAGCTCGATGCCGTCGGGCTCGCGTCGCAGGATTACGGCAACGTGAACATTCTCCAGCGCGGCATCGAGGGGGTCGACCCGGGACGCCCGGGGAACAACCCGATCTTCAATGAAGAGAGCATGCAGCGGCACGGTATCCGCCGGTACTTCCAGTCGACCCGGTTCCTGCCTCTGCGTCAGACGGACCCCGATGCCGAGATCTGGATCCGCGCCGCCGCGGGCTGGCTGAAGAAGCTGCACGACTGGTACTCCATCGCACCCTTCCAGTTGAGCGGTTCGATCGGCACGACGCGCGTCATGCCTGAGATTCGGATCGGCGAGCGCATCAAAGAGGTGCGCGATGAGGGGACCATCGTCTACTACTGCGAGGGCGTGTCCCATGAGTGGCAGTATCCGAATGCAGGGCGCACCACGCTCACACTCACGCGCGGGGAGTACGAGAACGCCGATCTGCTCGGCCGCATCTACCGGCAGCATGAAAACCCGAGGACGCTGAGCGCGCGGGAGCGGTGCTTCGTGACGGCTGTGCAAACCGACGCGCAGCTTCAGACGGGCAGCGGGCAGTCGCCAGAGCTGATCGATCAGCTCGCTCGGGGCTGCACGTTCGCGGCGGTCGCAGGAGACGAGTCGGGGTTCACCACCGACCCGGGGGCGGGTGAGTTGTCGGGGCCGGGCGACGAGATCTCGCGCACGCAGCGCACGCTCACGGCCGAGCGCGACGGGACCGTACCTCCTCGGGTGGATCCCAACGCTCCCGCCACGCAGGATCCGGGCATGAACCCGACGCTCGACGACACCGACCCCGCCATCGGCGACGACGAGCTGCCGGCACCCGGCGCTTCGACGACCGAGCCGGGTGATCCGGCGCTGAGTCGAGAGGGGCTCGAAGCGGGCGAGCCGATCGAAACCGAGGGGCTCGACGGACTCGACTTCGACGACGCGAGCGACGATCCGATCTTGGGCATCGAGGACGTACCGTGAAGCAGCCAGTTCGACTTCGAGGCGGCGTCATCGTGCAGAGCGGTATCGGCCTTCGCAACAGGCGTGCGGCCGAGAGCATGCATAGGCCCCGTCGCTCGCACTACCGCGCGCTCGTGGTGAACACGAACGTCACCGATGAGCAAGACGAGCTAGGCCCGCAGTACGCGGTCGAGTGCGACGTGCTCCTCGTGGGGAGCGGGGAGCGCTTGCTGGGCGTGCACGTGCTCCAGCGGCAGCATGGGATCAACAATGTGCACGACCTGTGGATCCCGCGTCCGAGCACGCGCGTGATCAGCGGCAATGGCGACCTGAACCTCGTCGCGGCGGTATCCCGTCGCGGCACGCGCATCGGGCCGATGACTCCCTTCGACGACACGGACGGGGACATGGTGCTCGTCAGCTTCATCGAAGGACGGCAGGACTGGCCGATCATCGTGGGAGCGCTTCCTCACCAGCGCACGAACCGCATCGTCATCGCGGGTGAAGGGTGGGCCGAGGGCAGCGGCGCAACCCAGCGCGGCGTGCCCGAGAAGAACGAATACTACGTGCACCACAACGGTGCGGAGATCCGCGTCAACGGTTCCGGCGAGGTGCTGATTGACACCGTGGGCGCGTACACGGATGAGACGACCGAAGACGAGTCAGCCGACGTCGGACAGGTGCGCATCCGAGTGAAGGAAGCCGACGACACGTCGGTGCGCTTCACGGTCGCGATCGGCGAGGACGACGACGTGCTCGAAGTCTTCAAAGACGGTTCGCAGCTCCGCATCGATCTCGGTGCGGGCGCCGACGAGCAGCTCGTGCTCGGCAATCGTTTGAAGACCTACATCACCGACGAGATCGCGACGAAGGTGAACACGTTCTGGTCGGCGGTCTATGCGATCCACAAGCACACGATTCCGATGGCCGGAACCACCGGCGCCCCCGACACACCTCAGACCGAGACCATCGCGGTGCTCCCCGACACCGCTCTCTCAGATCTCGCGAAAACGAAAAAGACCTGATGCCACTTCTAGCAGGAACAGCGACGACCGCGGACTCGATGGCGAAGGCGCTCTACGACGCGACGAACGCAGAGTTCGGGGTGGTGACCGGCGCTCTGGATACCGATCGGCAGCGCATGTGCGAGGTCTTCGCATCTGCCGTCGTGAGTCACATCGCAGGCTTTGCCGACGTGCGCATCAAATCAACCGACGCTGGGCTTCAGCGCGACCCCGTTGCCCCCAACGATCTCACGGACGCACCGGGCGCGGATGTAGTGCTGGTCGGTGCTGTCGAGTAGGATGGTGCGGAAATGACCGAGACGGGCGTAGCGGGGGGAGGGAATGCAGGTCCGGGCTCCCCGTCGGAGTTCACCTTGCAGGGTCCCGACGGGTCCGAAGCGAGTATCCACGAGCTGCGCGCGGGCTTTCAACAGGGCTTCGTTTTCGAGCTGGTCGATCTGTCGGCGCAGAGCGAGCCGCTCGAAGTGATCGTGCTCGTGCTCAATCCGCGCAGTTACACGCTCAGTGAGCCGTTCCAGCTCACGCTCACCCCGACCGAGGACAATACGGTCATCGCCGAAGAGAACGGCATCATCATTCGCGAGATCACCCTTGAAGGGACGTTCGGTCTCACGAAGAAGAAGGCGACCGGGTTCCTCGGCGCGCAGGGGAATGGTGCCTCGCTCAGCGGCACGGAGCATTTCAACAAGCTCCGCAATATGTTTCGACGCTACAGCTCGCTGAAGAAAGACCCAGCGCGCAACGCGGACATTCAGCTCATCTTCCACAGTCTTCGCGACGAAGATCACTTCATCGTGACGCCGCGTAGTTTCGAAACCCCGCGCGACGCGCGCACGACACGCGTGCATTACGATTACCGCATACAGCTCGCCGCGATCGGGGCTGCCGAGACGAGCCTGCTGGAGCGTCAGCCGAGTACGTCGGATTTCGACTTCACCGATGTGCTGCGTGAGATCAATGAGGCGTTCAACGATGCGCGTGGCGCGTTCGCCGATGCGACGAAGCGGGTCAGCGAGATCAAGCGCAAGGTCGCGAACATCTCGACGGTGCTGAATAACGCGGCGCAGATCATCAACGCGGTCGGCGGCTTTCTCTCAGGCACGGCCGACCTGATCAACTTCCCGCTGCGCGCGGTGACGTCGGCTGCCGAGTCGCTCGCCGGTGCGGCCGACACGCTCGCGGATAGCATCGACGATGTGGCGGGCACGAAGACCGAGACGTTCTCCTCGGACTCACGGAACATCCGACGCATCGAAGCAGCGTTCGATCGCATCGCGATGTTCCCATCGAAGTTCGAAGACTCGATCGAGCGCATTAGCGGCACCTACCAAGGACCGCAGCGCTTCACGGTGTTCGACGTCGAGAACAATGTCGCTGGCGCACAGGACAGCGCGCGCACGGAAGCTGTGGCGGGATCAGCGCATCGGTTCGGGCTGGACCTCGACACCGGCGGTGGGACGGAGCGCGTGCGCGTCTCACGGACGGATACCATCGACTCGATCGCAGCCGACGCGGGAACGAGCCCCGAGACGATCATCATCATCAACGATCTGAGGCCCCCGTACATTAGCTCGGGGGGCGGGCCGGGTGTGAAGCGACCAGGCGACACGATGCTGATCCCGTCGCGAGCGGGCGGGGGAACCAGCACCGAGCCGGGCAGTGAGTATCTCTCTCCCGAGGACGCGCTCTACGGGGTCGACTTCAAGTTCGACGACGAGGTGCTCAGGAAGGAGGGGCGCTTCGACCTGAGTGTTGCGAACAGCCTCTTCGACGCCGAGCTGTCCAGCGGTGTCGCGAACGTGGTGCAGGGCACGCAGATCACGGTGCTGACCGAGATCGGTGCAACGGTGTTTGTTCCCGAGGTAGGGCTGCGGCGCAACGTCGGAACGAAGGGAACGATCCAGCATGTGCTACTCGCGAGCATTCGCTTGCGTGAGGGGATCCTGGTAGACCCGCGGATTTCTGGTATCCAGTCACTCCGTGTCGTTCTCGACGGCGATGTGCTGACGCAAGAGATTACACCCATCATCGGTACGTCTCGCCGAGGGGTGAAACTGGTGCTCCCGTTCGGGCGCGCTTCTGGGTAGCCGATGCCGATTTTTCAACCACGCAACAGGGTCCAGATTCTCCGCGAGATGGTCGCACGCACCATCGCACGCTCGCGTCTCGTCGGGCTCACTCGGAACTCGACCGTGTTCCACGCGCTCTCGGGCGCGGCGAACGAAGACGCCGAGCAATATTTCCAGATGGCTCGCCTGCGCGAGCTGTTTGCGATCGATCGCGCGACCGGCTCCGACCTCGACGAACGCGCCGCCGAGATCGTGCCCAACATCATCGTGCGCCGTGGCGCGCTGCACGCCAGCGGCACGGTCGTCTTCAGTCGGCCGGGTGTCGTGGGCACTGTCACGATCCCGGTGGGGTCGCAGGTCGCTGCCAGCGACGCGGACGGCGACATTCGCTTCCGCACGACGTCGGCCGGATCCATCCCCGCCGCGTCTACGGTATCCGGTGCCATCGACGTCATCGCGACTGAGGCGGGGATCCGCGGCAACGTCGAGGCGGCGGATATCGTCAAGCTCATCACCCGCATCCCCGGCGTGACGGGTGTGGCGAATGCAGCGAAGTACAGCAACGGTGCGGACCGCGAGAGCGACCAGAACTTCCGCGCTCGACTGAAGGCGTTCGTGCAGGCGATCAGCCGCGGCACGCCGACCGCGCTAGAAGCATTCGCGCGCAACGTGATCCTGAACGATGGCCGTCGCGTGATCTTCGCGAAGGACGTCGAGCCGGTGGTCGCGACCGGGCAGTCGGAGCTGTTCATCGATGACGGCACCGGCAGCGTGGAGGAGTACAGCTCCGAGTTCATCGCAGGCGCGGATACCTTCCTCGCGGCCGCGCTCGGTGGCGAGACCGAGCTGTTCACGACCTCGCGCCCGATTCGCGATGACGGATCGTTCGCGATGGAGGTGGATACTCTTCTGGACGCGCCCAGCTTGGGCGCGGGCTTCGTCACGATCGTGCGCGGCACAGACTACGAGCTGAACTCGGCGAGGGGACAGATCGAGCTGCTGAGCGGCGGCGCAGTTCCGGTGATGTTGGTCGGCTACGGCGCGCGAGCGAACTACCGGTACTACACCGGGCTCATCCAAGAGACGCAGCGGATCATCGACGGCGACCCTGCGACGCCCACGCGCCGACCGGGCGTGCGCGCGGCGGGCACGACGGTGTTCGTCAAGGCACCGGCCACGGTGTTCCAGAGCGTCGCCGGTGGCGTCTCGGTGCTTCCTGACTTCGACACCGTGGCCGTCGGCAACGAAGTCGAGAGCGCGGTGCAGGACTACATCAA